ATATATTTTTATATTACAAGAGAGAATATAATCTTTCTCTAACTCTAGTGTCTATATCTACGTTGCAAAAATGTTGCAATTTGTTGCAGAGGTGTTGCATTGCAACAAAACTAATACTATTCTATCATTTTTGTCCTGTCCGTAATAAAATTATCACTCTTGAAATTTTGTGAAAATTTAACAAAGATTTTCTACGTTTTAAACAAAAAAAAGACAGCTATATTTCAAGCTGTCAAATTATCAATACTCATTTCAATTATTCAATTTCAAACCCTACCAGCTCCCACTGATCCGGTTCTCCGTCCTCATCGTAAGATACAGGATCGTTAATTTCTTTAACTCTAAAACTCGGTGTATCTTCATCCAGCGCCGCGCCTGTACTGTCACATTTCCATGCTTCCATCGTCTCGCCGTTGCTTGTGTCGTGATCTACTGCGATCATTCCTAACTCTTCAACCTTGAAAATTTCTACTGCAAAATGTCCTTCCATCTGTCCTAACTCTTTTAAAATCTTTAACATAGCTTTTTCCTCTTTTCTTTCTTCTCTGGATGTGCTATATTCAAATAGCGCACATTTCACTTGGTATGGTTTTTGTGTGTCGGGCTGGATTTTCTCCAGCCCTTTCTTTTAATTGTCTTCAATTCCTTTTTGAGTATCATCGATCAGCTGATCGACCATCTTTTCCGCTTTTTCATAATCCTTAGATTTTAAAACTTCCTTTAAATCTTTCAGATCCTGCAAAAGTCTTCTTAAGTAACTTTTAAATACACTCATATCTTCGCTCATTTTTCTCCTTTCCGGCTTTCGCCTATTGCCTTTCGACAATATTATAATAGCATATATTTATCACTATGTAAAGTGATATTTTAATAAATTTTTTGTTTCTGTTTCAAATCTTCCTGTGTCTCTTCATATATAAATATGTCTTTAGGCTGCATATCAAGAATTAAGCAAAGACTATTTAATGATTTAGCACTTATATTCGTATCTTCGTTCTTTATCTTTTTAAGTGTCTCTTGACTAAGCAATCCTGTTGTTTTTGCCTTATACATATTAAATCCGGCGCGCTCTAACGCATCCCCTACATTAAATTTATATTTAATCATACTTTCTTATTCCTTTCTAAATCATTTTTATAAATCTACTATATAATAGATAATTCCCAAAGTCAATTAAAAATATTACCAAAAAAAGTGATAGAAAGTATTGACTATCACTTTATAAAGTGATATTATAATCTCAACAGGAAAACAAAAAACACAAAAACAGGAGGGAACGATCATGAAAGTTAAAATTAAAATTGAGGGAAAGATAAACGATACTTACACTTTTCAGCAACCAGAAGAGGGAAATATCCTTGACGAGCTGGAGGCGATCATCGAAGAAATGAAAGCCGGAAGAATTGAGAAAGTAGAAATTGAGAGGGAGGCGTAAACATGAGAACGTACGAACAGGATTTAAAAGAACTTAATATTTCAGCAGAAGAATTTGATAACATAATTTCACACATTTACGATAAAGCAGCCGATGAAATGGCTGTGCTTGCTAAGGCGATTAAAAGCGGCGCGGCTGTTCTCCCGACTGTAAAAAGAGCATTTGAGCGCGTTCTTGCAATTAGACAGGCGGAAAGACAAGAAGCATATAACATTTATTATAACGATTTAAATACTATGTGTTATAGCTGTAAAAAATGCGGTATAAGTTGTAACGGTACAATTTGTAAAACTTGGACTGGTTGCGCAATGAAAAATTAAGTCGAAACGGCGGAAGCTGCCGCCGTCTGCAGGAACTGCCCTACCTGCACCGATGAGACAGGGCGCATGATGAAAGGATGGTTGATTTTATGAAGATGATGACACTTGAAGAAGCGAAAGAATACACACGCCAAAAGTTGGCACCGTATTACAGCAACGAGCGAATCGAGAACGTTGTAAAACAGTATGTTTCCGTTGTCCGCCCAGGCGTTGTCTTAGTTGAAAATAAAAATGTGGGACTTATGGAACTGTATCTATAGGAAAATGAAAGGATGGTTGATTTTATGAAAAAAACTGAACTTATGAAAGAATTTCAAGAGCTCGAAGAAGAAAAACAGGTGCATATTGACGGTATTGCCTGGAATAGTAAGAAAAGCGAAATCCAAAACGCTATAGAATGTTTAAAATGCCCGGATGAACTGTTAGAAAAATATTTGACAGTTGTAAGTCTGAAATATGAGAATACCGGGCGCGTGATTGCTGAAAATGGAGATTTTAAGCACCACAGCCACAACCGGCTCTATGTATTTAATACAGCACGGCAGATTTTAGCAAGTTAGGCAAGCGGCGGCGTTTACCGGGGTTCGATTCCCCGGCTTGCTTTTACCCAAAAATTTGAATATGGAGGAATTGAAGTATGAGAAAATTATTTTTATTAAAAAAAGGCAGAATGAACTTTTATGCATGCCTGTATGGCTGTGGCATGTATACAATCGACCGAATTACAAAAGGATTCGGCGGAATTGTGACAACATTTGAAACACTGGAAGAGCTTGAAAAATATGCTGCTGAAAACGGATATAAAAAAGCATAATAACCGCCGCAGAGGATGCACGCCGGAACCACTGCCGGCGGCGGTTTTTACCCAAAAGGGATTTTATTTTAAGGAGGATTTATAAATGACACAATTAGAAAATTTGAAAAACCAGATCAAGGAATTAGAAAAATCATGTGATGAAGCGCGTGATAGAATTAAAAACGAGAACCTGCCGCTTTTAAACATTTATGAAAACAGAGCTGCATTTTTTATCAACAAAATAGAAATCCGAAACGTGACAAATCAGGGAATCCGGGTTTGCATTGTTTTTGAAGATGAAAAAGAACTTGCGATCACAATCAGCGATTATACAGAGAATATAGCATTTTAAGCCGGGATGTTCCCGGCTTTATCCAGTCTCATGACCCATTCCGGTGCTTTTATTCAAATGCACCTTGACAATTTATACAACCAGGTCATATAATTACGCTTAAACGAACGCATATAAGGTCATTTAAGGCTTTTTATGAATGGATATAGTCATTTATACATTCATGATATAAAACGGCTTTAAAACGATTTTACAACGTTGTATTAATCATGTGTAAAGTTGCATGTTTTTCTACGCTTGTGCCGAACAATGCCGTAGATGATCGTTCACGGCGTGATCTTCCATGATGCACCATGGAAACCGCCGGGACATCACCGAGCATCACCGGGAAACCGCCGGGTATGAAAATTCTGATTTTCGATCTCAAAATCGAGTCATTTTCCAAGAAGAAAAAATTCAAAAGTTGAAAAATGAGATTCCAACTGTGAAAAGACAATATGCACAGTAAATTATTATGCGTCATTTCACAACTTGTGAAATTTGACTAATTCGTTCTCTTCTCTTTCTCTGGCTCTCGGTCTGTTTCTGCTTTTTCTGCGATTTCGTTGTTCTTGTTCCCATTCGAAAATTCCTCATTCACTTTCTGATTTCGCGATTTGTAATTTACAATCTTTACATCTGTGTTCAATTCATCCGGTATCTTCCCGACGATCAACACTGTATGCGGTTGCAGCCTGTCTGTCATTACTTTGAATCCCTCGCAAAACTCAATCCGAGCTGCCTTTGCCCGAACTCTTCCATTTGTGCATACAGCGATCACACCACCCTTACTGTACCCGGCAAAACAAAGATCATAATTGTCTTTGTCCGGGATGCCTACTGACGGTATAACGCGGATCCCGTTCAGCAGCATGTAATGTGCAAGCGCATGATTCCGGTACACGTTATATAGATTCAAAGCAAACGGCATACCACAATCGCCTGTAGCAATACTAAAATCCGGCATACAGACCGAATGGAAACACTTCAAGTGTTCCATGTATTTATCCGGGTTATTCCACAGTCTTTGAAACTTTGAATCGTCAATATAAAAATTCACATTTAATTTTCTATGCCCTTTTATCTTTTGTGAAAAGCTCTCTCCAAAATCTATGGAGTCCTCCGGCAAATAATCCAAGCTGCATGCCGGGACAATCGGGATCTGATATTTTTCATCAAGCTCCGCTCCATAGATCATATATTCTTTCATAACATCAAAAGATGTATGACATCCATTGTACAATACTATCACCCCAAAAACATTTTATCATTTTTCTTCTTGACAAACAACTTCTTTTGTGAAAAGCAAAGAACGTGCGGCGTAATCACTTCTGCTTAGTTCATTTATCAGCTTTTCCCTTGTCATTTCCGGGTTTGTTCTGTGAATATACCGCAGCAATTCATCTATTTTGTCCACTATGCTGCCCTCCAATCAATGTTTGACATCAGATCATCCAAAAGATAGATCAAATCAGTACCGTACAGGCTGATCCAGTCCGCAAGATACTCTTCCTGCTCAATCGGCATATGAATGTTATAGGAAAAGCAAAAACAATGACAAAGTTCATGAGCCAGTATTTTGCGCAAATAGCCATTTTCTGGTTTATCCGAAACATATATTATCCTATCATTCCAATCAGTCACAGCAAGGCTAATAGAGCCATCAGAGCGCATTAATTTATGACTTGCGCCGTGAACAAATTCTATTTTCCATTCAATACCATTTATAAAAAACATTTTCCCTCCAAACAAACAGGGGCATTTCTGCCCCTGCCATTACATTTTGGAAACAAGCGTTGACAGCTTGCTCTTTGTCATCGTGCGCTCTTCCGGTGTCATGTCAGAGATAAGCTCCGCCATATCCTCCGAAAGCTCTTTCATGTATCTTTCAAGGTCATGCATCTTTGCATCCTTGTCTTCTGGCGTATTGCCTTTGTGAAGCTCTTTGCTTTCCATGTAGCTTCTGCGGCTCATTCCGCTTTTGCCCTCTCTGCGATCACGCATTCCACCTTCTGATGACATTTTAGGCTCGGTGTAATACATTCTGCCAGAATGACGATCCATATCACGGTCATGCTCCATATCGTGATACATTTCCGGTGTCATGTGCCAGTAAGGCGGCTCGTCATATCCTCTCCGTGTTCCTCTTCCCTTTGGAGCAAATCTGCCGTCTGCATACCGGTAACGGTCATAATACCGTCTGCCGTCACCGAATCGATCAAACATTTCCATTGTTTCATCTGCACTGGATTCTTCCATTGCTTTCATCAATGTACGATAATACATTGCTTCTGCAAGGTCTTTCATCATATCTGTAACCTGTCCCATTTCGCATGGGTCTATATTTTCAATTCCTTTGTCAATTTCGCATTTAGCACATTCAGACAGTTTTTCAATCATGTCGTGCATTCTCATAATATCCATAAAACCGCCCTCCTTACGCTTCCCGGACTGCAATTAAATTGCTGTTCTGAACTTCGATTGCCTGCGTAGACGTATTCTGTACCGCTACCGTAACACAGCAACCGCGAGGAACGTCCACATATGCCTGCGCCGAAACGTTAAAGAAGTTTTCAACTGCCGCCGGTGTAACAATCATTCGAGTTGACTGCAACGGTTCTCCGTCAATTGCAATAGCCAGTGAAATAGCTTCAACTGTGCCACCTGTAGGGATTTGAATGTTTCCGGAATAAGATACCAAAAATCTTGCCCGGCACTGATTTGTAAGTCCTCTCAATTTGACAATGCCGCTTCCCTGTCTATGAATAATACATTTTGTTGCGCATACCGGAGTTTCTGTAAATGCCACATCTTCTCCCTGCGCGACAGTTTGAATTGCAATCCCTGTAAATTCTGCCATAATTATTTACCTCTCTTTCAAAAAATAAGGGCAAACATTATAGTCTGCCCTTTGTGTTTATAAGCAATACTGCACAGCAGACATAATCGATTTAAACTCAATTAAGATACTCAATTATTCAATTTTGTGTAGCAGCTACTTTTAGCAGCTACATCCTGTGTTGCATCCACAGCCATACGCATAAGCGTTAGGATTTGGAACAACATATGCCGGGATTGCAGCCGGATTTACAGCGTTGATGATCTGCTGTGTCTGCGCTGACATTGCAGTAGTGAGCAATGCAGACTGGCGATCCTGTGATGCGGCTCTTCTTAAGTCATTATTTTCTGCCTGTAAGGAAGAAATCTTTTCCTGACACAGGTAATCAAGGATTGCCCTTGTTCCTGCCTGCTGGCTGTCGATAATGTCTCTTGTGTTGCTGTTCATGGTGTTCTGCAGTGCACATGTGTTCTGTGACATATTGTAGTTTACACCCTGGATAGCTTCTCTGGTCTCACAGCAGCAATTAGCCAGCTGGGACTGTAAAGCATTCTGCGCCTGCATAAGTGTCACGTTTGTGGTATTAAATCCCTGCTGTGTCTGGTAGCCAAGGTTGCAGATTGCATTGTCTACACCATGGAAACCGTTCATAACGGCGGTATTCTGTGCGTAAAATCCATCACAGAGACCACTTGTGATACCATCTAACTTCCCGATGATAGCCTGCGTGTCAAATCCACGCTGAATAGCGGAATCAGTATAAGCAGCCGCCGTTGCGCCATTACCTCCGTTTCCTCCCCAGCCATTGCCGCCAAAGCCGCCCCAGCCAAAAATCATAGCGAAGATAATGATAGCCCACCAGCCATCGCCGCCCCACATGCCATCATTGTTTCTTCCGTTTCCTGTCACTGCTGCAATATCAGCAAGACTAGGAGATGCGTTTCCATTAAACATTTTGTTTACCTCCATCTGATTTATTTACAAATGGGATAACCGGTTATTATGCGCGCAACCCAAAATGTACTAATGATTAAACATGCTCATAACTTTCTGTTTTGCTTCATCTACCGTAATTCCTCTTTCTTTACAGAGATTCTCTGCCATTGTCTTAAGTCCACCTGTATCTCCGCTTTGATACATTTGCATGGCATTTTTTGCCATAGGATTGTTTTGAACCTGCGGAGAATTCATCATTTGATTTAACAATAATTGTGCCGGATTCATTCTGGATCACTCTCCTTTTTTACCTGTGAAGTTTTTCTTTGACCGCTCGGGATTTTATCTAATCGATTTTCTATTTGTTCAATCTTTCCAAAAAGTTCATCGAACTTCTGCATAAATGCACCTGTGCACTCGTCTGATAGGTCAAATTTCAATTTTTCAGTATCATGCGATAAATTGCTAACAGTATCATGCGAAACTGGCTTAAAAACGATTGTGCGAATTGTGCCATCTGCGTTCCAACTTTTAGCGTATATTTCTGTCATATCCTGTTTTGGGAAAAATGCAACGCTGCCATCCATTGGCACATCATTGGCAGTGATGTTTTCTACCGCCGGAACTACTTTTCCATTTATGCCAAAAGTTTGAACCGGGATCTGCTGCTGAATTTGCTGCGGTGCCTGCATATAATTTTGTGTATTATCAATGCGTGGCTGATTCATATACGGATTGTATGCGTACTGCTGCCCGTATTGCTGCATCTGCTGATTATAAATCGGATTCTGGTATGCTCCGCTCATATTCATCCTGTTTGACCTCCTCTAAAACATCTTCTATTGCGTGTATGATAGACGACTGCGTTGACAAGTCCAAGGACTGTAACTCTTTTCTGGCAAAAATTTTTTCAAGAACTTCATCTGAAAACACCACCATCCCTCCCTTTGATTATATTTTTGCATAAAAAAAGGCGGCAAAACCGTCACGATTCCGACAGTTTGCCGTCAAAAAATACAAAAAAAAAGAACGCATTAAGCGTCCATACATCCGTTCGTGTTACCTTTAGTGTTACCTTTGATTTTGACCTTTAGAAAAGACACCATTCAAAAACTCCTTTCTTTCAGTAAAATCAAGGCTTCACAAGGTTTTCTTAAATAAAAATAAAGTAGCGGAAGGGAGATTCGAACTCGGTATCAATTCTCTCAAACCCGCATAAATACTGAATTTCTTTATCTCCAAAGGTGTTACCTCGTGTTACCTTTTACATTGATAATGCTTTTGCAATATATTCCTGCATTTCACTCTCTGTCTTGTTATTAAAATAGTAATGATCGAGAGTTGTTCTGATATCTGTATGCCCCATTTGTGTTTTTATTACCGATTCTGGAACATTTCCATCTATCAACTTTGTTGCATATGTCTTTCTTGCCTTGTGAATTGAACGTTCACCAATTCCTATTCTATCACATATCACATATAGCCGCCTTGTAAATGCCTGACCTTTTATTCGTTTACCGTTTTTCATAAAAATATATTGCCCAAATGGATTGAGCATTTTTATTTTTCTCATAAGTTCTTTGGTATCTGCGGTAATTATAACATCTCTAAACCCGGCATCACTTTTAGGAAAATTTTGAACATCAAATACATATTTGCCATTATCATCTCTATATCTTATTTCTGTCTTTGATATATGTATCTTATTTTCTCCGACATCAGACCATGAGAGGGTAGATATTTCCCCAACTCTCAATCCTGTTTTAAATGCCAAAATAATGCCAAGTTCTATCAATGTAGGCTCATCTTCCATTACAAATCGTTCAATTAAAAGTTCCTCATCCTTAGAAAATACCAATTCGCAGTCTGACTTATGGTTCTTTTTAAATGACTTTTCCGAAATTTCCAAATCACCCATAAAACTGGTTATGCTCAGGCTGGTATAATGTTTTTTCTTTGCATATTTGAAAATTCCGTTAATCAATATCCGCATATCAGAATAAGCTTTTTGCGTAAGTTCCAGTTTTGAAATAGCTGTTTTTATGAATGATTCCAATATTTCTTCATCAATGTACCGGATTTTTCTATTTGCAATCGGCAAATACTTATTTTCAAAAAATCTTTTAAAATTTGTCTCGTACTTGTCCTTTGTCTGTCTTGTTATTTCACCATATTCAAGTTTTTCAGAAATCCAATTAGAATATACCTGAATAACTGTAGGTTCATCCTCCTTAGCTTTATAGAACTTTACTATTTCATCTTCAATTGCTTTTTCAGATGTTCTCTTTACAAGTCTCTTTCCTCTCTTATTATCTTCATCTGGCAAATATGTGTAAAACTTTCCATCTTTTCCTTGCCAAATGCTGTAAGTGTGTTTTTCAATAAATTTTTTCCTTTCGTTCATTTCAATTTTTTTCTGAATGGTGTCTATGTTTATAATACCATTTTCGATGGCAATATTCAACAACTCACTATTTGAAAGATTTCCCGTTTAACTCACCTTCTAACTTTTTTACTTTCTGTTTAATATCAAAAATTCTTCTTTCCACTGTTCTTGTTGATACGCATAGTCTCATGGCTATTTCTTTTGAAATAAGTCCACGGGCAAGAAGATAAAATATTTCTTCTTCCTGTTCCGTGAAATTGGCGTTTTCAATAATTGTTTCAAGCTCTGGCTTAGTCAGTTTTGAAAACTTCATAAGCCACTATCCTCCAATATTTTATTCTTCTCCCCGCCAGATCTTCGGTGTACCGTCAGCGTTGAGCATGACGACATATTCTCCTTAATCTGAACAATCCCTGATATCATCTACGTCTCCTGCCAAAAAGCTGTCAAATACTTCTGCTACTCTCTCTATAAGGTCTCCATCATGTCCATTCTCTCTCATCTGCTCCGAGAAATCTTTCTGTGAGCACTCAAGTAAACCATTTTCCAACCTTGTCCATTCTTTTCTGTAAGTTATTCCATTCAATTCCAATGTTTCATTAATTCCGTTTTCCGTCAGTTCTACCGTATATTTCATGTAATTCTTCCTCTCTTTCTGCATTATATTTCTTCCACGCAACAATTTTGCTTCTATAAAAATACTCTGGATCTCCACTAAAGCACTTACCTCTTCTAATAGAATGTCCCTTGCGCATAAGAGTGCCAACAAATTCACGCTGTGGCAAAAGTAGGTTGTCGTTTGCTGACAATAAGAAAACCTTTGTATCTAACGGGCAACTGTCCATGTCATAATTCCAATCCATCTATGATCCTCTCCTTCTGTGTTCATCAATCATACGGTTCGCCGCAAAACGGACACTGTGACAACAATAACGGCATTTTTTCCTCTTTTTTCTTACCTTTTTTCTTTACTGTAAACTCTAAATATGCTTTGCCTGTCAAAAGTTCCACAGGTGCTTCCACGCTTTCAGCGTCAAGCAACTCTTTCATCTTCTCTTCCATTTCATTCATACAATTACACATTATTTTCCCTCTCTTTCCGTATCATCTCCGCGCCGCATATACTACTGCGGAAAGTGGTATGATGATCGTTTGGTTTTGTTATCTGGTTCTAAAATAAACTCATCTGGTTCTCGTCGTACTGATAAATGCGTCCAGTCATGATCCTCCCTAACTGACGCAATCTCTCCACCCGTGGTTTCTGCTTAAGATTTGCCATATAATTATTATCCACTTCCGGCGGTATGGATAAATAACATTCCTCCGGTAATGGCAACTGATTTTCTGTGCAGGCCTCGCGGATCTTTGACTGATAATAAATAATGTGATTTCGCACCAGATTCATATTGCAGCCATCCGACCAGAACGGATCATTACACCCGTTCTGATTGATAACTTTCCAGTGTTCTATTTCTCTGCGGATGCACTGGCAGTACTCTTTCGCTTTATCTTCTGCTGTCTGTATCATGGCAACACCTCCAAATCTTCCAATGGAACATAATGTTTTAAATTGTTCGCATAATAAACAACTGCACATTTTACTGTTTCTTTTGCTCTTTTCGATACATAAAACGTTTCCGGAATAACTCCGACACCTACATCGCATTCGTCTTGATAGACTGCATCAAGATAACCTTTGATAACAATATTCTTATATCCGACAATTACGCCGATGAAATTCTTATCAACGTGTTTGAAATAAGTTTTCTCGATATATTCAACATTCTTTTCGACAGTGCCATCATTGTTTCCATCTGCCAGATTATTGTCCATTGCATCAGCAGTTAATGTTTCCCTGTCGAGATACAGCCATCTTCCGTCTTTAAATGGTTTATAGAAGCCTTTGCATTTTACTTTATCAAATAATTTCATGGTAGCACCTCCGAAAAATTAAGTTTCATCTGTGGATCCGGCTCATAGTTCATCCACACCGTTTCCATCCGTAGCTTTCCGTGCTCCGCACAGCTTGAAAACTGTTTTTTCTCCCATCCGTTCAGATAGTCGTTATACATTTCTGACTCGTAACCCGAAATCATAATCTTTGCTTTACTCTGCAGTAACGCTTTCAATAATTCCTCGTGATCCGCATCTGTCATCTCATGTTTATATTGTTTTCCTGCTCTGGTACTCAAAACATACGGTGGGTCAATGTACATAAAAACATTTCTGTAATTAAATCTCTCAATCACTTCCACCGCCGGGCGGTTCTCGATCTGTACCATGCGCAACCGTTCCGCTATGTCAATGATCCATTCCGGCAGACGGTACCAGTTCCATAATGCATAAGCTCTTTCTCTGCCCTGTACATCATTTTTCCATCCTACCTTGCTGCCATTGGTACGGAACCCGTGCCCCTGCCAACACTGGATTAAAAACCGCAATGCTTTATGATACGGCTCGTCCGGCATCATCAACTCCCATGCATCCAGCTTATATGTATCCTCATATTTTTCACGACTGAACGGTGTAGTCATTACCATTCTGGCCAGACGTTCCGAATCCTCCTGTATACACCGGAAGATATTCACAACGTCATGATCCAGATCATTAATCGTTTCGATATCAGATACCGGCTTATTAAATAACACGGCCCCGCTGCCGAAGAACGGCTCTACATAGCTGTGATGTTCCGGTATCAGTTCCACCAATCGGGGAGCAATGTTCCATTTACTTCCCGGATATTTCAATACTGTTCTCATTTTCTTCAAAAGGAACCCGATATATCGTTGCCCCGGCCGGAGGTTCGGCTCCTTTCTGATATTCCATGCACATATCTACAATAGCGCATTTTGAATTTGTTTATGTTGCGTTTTATACAACAAATTCATCGTTTTATTGCTTTTAAATCATCCAATCTAATGGCAAACCTCTCACTCCTTTTTTATTTCAAAATTTCATCTAAGCAGGCATTCCAACCAACTTTATATGATGGTGCAATCCTGTCCGGCTGTGGATATTTTCCGCACACTTTCATTTTCTCTGGCAGTTCCCGGAGCGGGCACCAATCCGGCTTTGCTTCTTCACTATTTAATGAAAACTTTTCAACGCCAGTTGCATAACACTCGTCATCTTTTGAGTTCCAAAACTTACACATGGTGCAATCTTCCGGCATTTCATCCATAACTAATACTGCTTTAGGCATCTTCAAACCTCCTTAATGCTGACTTAGCAATTATATTTTTTATCCATCTTGGCAACATGCATTTCCATATAGGAACTCTAAAATCGTAATCAAATAGACAACCACAATCGTCACATTCTCCCTCGTAGCTTCTTGTTTCCCACCCCATAGGGCAGTTTTCACAATCATTGTCATACCAACAGCTTATTTCCGTGTAATTCTCCCATTTGCTTGAATTTTCAATAGGTCTGCTATAATGCAATGATGTTATCCGCATATTACCAATGGATTTATCCACTTCAATACGTTTGTGAATTTTTAATATCCTCATAATTCAACACCTCCACTATGTTTTCGGCTTCTCGCACCGCTCAAATTCGATAACCCATACCCACGGATTAGCATCCCAACCGTAGCGATTGAGGTTTGATTTCTTGATGGTGCTGTTCCAGATTTTAATAAAATGCTCTCTGGCTGTATATATGCGATCATATTCATTCTCCGGGCTATGGATAAACCCTCTGTTATCTATCGCTCCTTCTGCCTTTGCTCCATCCTCAGTGACATCCTGCAACCGCTCAATTCTAACATCCGTAACCTTAAGCCAGATACGCGCCGCTTCTTTCGGCATGTGGATGGATGGTTTCCACTTTGTAACATCGGCAATATCATCTTTCTGCCAATCTTCGTAGTAATAGTATCCTTTCGGTGCCTCTTTCCATGTTTCACGAACATACAGGATATCGCCCGTACAGATAGGACAGGTTCTCTCCGCCGTACTTAACTGCTCCGTATGCTCCTTATCAGCAAAGTTATGTACTGCATAAGTCCGCCTGTCAGCATTGTAAAATTCCATATCCGGCACAGTACACTCATTGGCATCTTTGCAAATTCGCCTTGTGCAAGTCTTCCTACCGTCCAGAATTGCCCTCACCATTTCGGTACTAATTTGTTTGTTGAATAAAATCGGTTTAATTGGCATCTACACCACCTCATCTTCCCATCATGTCAGGGGATTTCTCCCATGAATTTCTAAACGCCTTTGTTCGAAGTTCTTTATTTTCTGCCCTTAACGCTTTATTTTCTGTCAAAATCTTCTGCAATTTGCAATCCTTTTTATGCTCACATCTTGTGTCCGCAGAATACTCGGTACACATTCTACATAATTCTATGCTTGTCACTTTACTCCACCGCCTTTCACGATCTCGATCATATCAGTCAGTATTCCATCGCACCCGAACTGTTCCATTTCTGATCGATATTCTTCTAACTGCTTCACAACTTTCTCCGGATCATTCATTCTCCTGTTCCACTTTTCAGTCGCTTTTGTTTCCGTTTCTCCACTGATAGCGCATCCACACTCTGTGCATTCAATAAATGCTCCACCTTTATATACTGGCATCTTGCAAATGATATGCCTATGTGGCTCAATAACTTCGATTACAGCTTTCCCACCACAGAACGGGCATGGTTTAAGTTCTTCGCTCATTTTTCATCTTCCTTTCTTTCATCAATACACTTTCTGACCGCACCCACAATATCCTGGATAAGGCATTAGGTTATGACACTTCGGGCAGAAATATTTCCCCTCAATGAGTTCTCTGGGAATCGCTGTCTGCATTTCCACCGCCGCCCGGCATTCTTCCACTGTTCCGATCGTGCGGTACTTCTGGATTCCTTCAAGCGCATTGATTGCCATTTCTATAGCTTCACATCTATCTCCCTCTGCAAAGATTATCTTTTCTCCGCAACTAGGCTTTTTGTTATCAATAATCATGATTGCTTCACTCTCTGTCATTCTGGCACCTCCGTCAACCCATCCAAGGCATAGCATCCGGCAAATCCTTCTAATTTAACAACCATCGTTCCACACATGTTGTACGGCTCGCTGACAACCTTAAACACCTTGCCTTTATTCTTCTCCGATACATAATACTTATCATTCATGGTTACTTTTTTACCTTTAATCATTCCTACACCTCCAACAACTCGGGATTGTCAAATTTGTTGCCGATAACTTCAACGCACTTTCGTTCAAGTGCATAAAATCCTAAATTACAGTAGCAATATCCGCTTTCTTTGCCTTTTGAATAACTATAATCAAGCGTCCAATCGCCATTATTATATTTTACTATTTCCGGATATTCTTCTTTTCTGTCACAAATATCATTCTCCCAAATCAGCTTGCCGTTCTTGTCCTTAAGTCCGGTGCACCAACAAATTGTGGACGGATCAATTTGCAGAGCATATAAATCTGATGCGTAATTAGGAACGATATAGTATTTTTCTCTTCCGGTAAATCCATATCGTACCAAACCGCCAATAACCCATTCGCCGTTATCAGTTCGTTTTGCTTTGCATAAATATCTATCTTCCATATTCTCTCCTTTCAGTTGTACATTTCGAAGTACATTTCGTCTCTGTCGTAACCTTCTCCAAAAATTCGCCAATTTACTCTAAACGCAAAAAAAAATTTAATTATTGTAAATCCTATGGCAAAATGGTTCCAATCCCAAGCCTTATAATATTCTGCTCCAAAATTTATTCCCCAACGCTTACCCATTCCAAAAGCAAACGATACATGTCGTTTCTTGCTTGCGAACACTATTGTTCCCGGTACCGATTTAACTTTCCTCATATTCTCTCCTATTCCGCTTCTGATTGAAGCCAATTCAACCATTCGCCACAATCCTCACAATCTGGATAGTCGGGATTCGCCCACTGATAATCTTCTTTTACTTCTTTAAGAAGCCCTGCTAATTCCTCGTCCGTCATGCTCCGAATCCGGTCTGCATTGGTCTGTGGCTTATTCACCGCATTTCTCATACATTCAATCATTTTTCTCCTCACTTTCTGCCAGCTTGGCATATTTCCACGGAATAGCCTCTCCATCATCCTCGCTCCAAGACGTTGCCCCACCGCGCCATGCAAACACCGTTCCGTTTTTGATTTTTGCAAAATGTCTTCTAGTCCATTCGCGATTTTCATGATCTCTTACCAAAATCGGCGTATCGACCGGAACCTTACCCCAATCAACCGGCGGTTCAATCGGTTCGACATATTCGCTGTTCGCCCATTTTCTCGTCTTTATTTCACAATCTCTTATTGTGCCGCCATTAAAATTACACTCGTTGCACTGTGTTTTTCTGCAATTTTCCAGCTTTCCATTAACGACGGCAATGTTCCCCCCATTGCACGCGATTTCAATAATCTCTTTTGCATATTTTTCTCTATTCAGCATCTTTCTTCTCCTTCCCGTACCGTAACTGATACGGTACTTCCTTAAAATCTCTCAATGCATCCGGGTTTGGATGCTTCGGTATTCTCGTCTGACGGTTTTCCATCTCTGCTATGATTCTGCGTCTCTCTTTGCTTTCTCTGTGCAATTTATACCTCCGTCATTTTCCAAGACTGTTTACAAGCTGTTCTGACCTCGTATAAGCCTTATCCAACAGTTCTAAGTATTCACTAAAGGAAATCTGTGCCTTTTCAGATAACTCCCTCGGATAACGCTCTAACAAAGCCTTGACGCACTGTTTCATGTCTCCAAAATATCCGATTGTTCGAACGCTTTCTTTTTCATTGCCGTCCTTATCCTGTCCGGCATATCTCTGTCTCAGGGTGTAATTCAGAGGATCAATCTCCACAAAATATCCATCCTGCAGTTCCACAACTAACTTGTCCATCAACCATTCCTCCTATATTTCATACGTCTTTCCGATAAAACGCTTGTCAATGTACTTACATTCCCATTCCAATACACTTGCGATCCCCGTCATAGTTTCATATCCAGTAGCAAGGCAGTTAATCAAATATCTGATTCTCTCATAAACCTGTCTGATCTGATTTCCCGAAAATTTAAACTGTGTTTTAAGGCAGACACCCAACATAGCAAAATAATTAAATACCTGTGCCAGTAAAAACTTATTTGCCTGTATCATGCAGTTCGGTGCAATCTTTCTCTCTACCAGATAAAAGCTCTCACGATACGGAATCTTATTGGTTTCCTCTCGCACGTCAATCTTGCATTTATCTTTCAGATAAAAACCAAGTTCCTCGCCTGTCGTTCCATCCTTTGCATTTTCCACATATGCATCAATGGTCTGCTCAACCTTTATGATTCTTTTGTGTCCGAATCCGAACTTATCATGCAGTGCCTGATATGCCATCATACGGACGTTATAATAGGATTCCTCTATCAGATAATCCGCATTGCTTTGTGCCTTGGCGTGTCTCTGTATTCCGATCAGTTCACTCTTGGAATATCCAAGTGGCTGCATCCGCTTTTTCTTTCTTGCCAGCGCATTACTCATTTGTTCTTCCATCTCCTCTCTACATCCTCAAAATGGCTAAATACAAGACTTTGAACATATTTTGATATATTTGTCCGTGCATATTTTTTAATTAGCATTTCCCCTGCTTCCATCATTCCTTGGAACCACTCATCTTCGTTATCAGCTTCATAAAACTGCTGCCGGAATTTATAATAGTCATTAAAAAACTGCCATTCTTCGGAACCTTTTTCAAATTTCTTACTTGCCATAATCATTCACCTTTTAATCAAATGGTGTGCTGCCACATACTTCTCGGAAACCGTCTTTCTGTCGCATCCGTGCTTGAATCTGTTCAATGGTTTCGGTTCGTTCGATGAATCTCATGTGATCGCCGTCAAATTGGAGAACTTCTTTTAAATGCGTTCCCTGCCTTTGCTTTTCAATTTTCCATCCCTTATATTTACCATCTTCATCAAGATTCCATAACAAGATAATGTTTGATGCATCCTGCTCAACGTCTCCGGATTCTCTCAATTCTGCCATGGTTGGCTCTTTTGTTTCTCTCATCTCTGATATTCGATTAAGCTGAGACAGTACGATAATTGGCACATGCAGTTCCATAGCCAAGGCTTTGATAGCTTTTGAAATATCTCCGACCTCGGATGCACGGTTACCGAATCTTCGATCAGCCTTGATTAACTGCAAGTAGTCAATCACGATCACATCATATCTTTGGTGCCTGCATTCTGCCCGGATTTCACTTACCGACTTCGCGCCGGTTGAAATAGTGATGCTATACCCGGAAAGTGTTTCATTCGCCTTGTCGAATGCTTCTTTCTCCCCACCAAGAAAAGCCTTTGCCCGGCGAACCCTTGTCAGACCGATTTCAGACATTCGAGAAACGAAACGCTCATACACCTGTGATTCGTTCATTTCAAGGTTATAGTAGCCAATGTTATAATCCTTTTCTGCCATCTGCCCGATCATTTGCGTAACGATTGCAGACTTTCCAACACCCGGTCTTGCGCCAATTACAGTAACGTCTCCGCCTTCCAAGCCGCCAAGACAATCATCTGTTCGATAAAATCCAGTTTTTATCAATCCCTCGCCTACATGCTCATTGAAATAATTCCCTCTATTTTCTGCAACAATCTGTTTCATTGTTTTTGAACGAACAGTTTTGTTTTCTTGAATTTCTTCAAGTTTTGTGAGAACTTCGGCTATAGAGTTATCAATATCGCATGGTCTAAGGCTTACTTCTTGAAAAATTTTTTTTGTTTCTCTTGCTCGCCAATCTTTAACAACTGCATCCGCATAACTTTTTATTGCCGTTGAGACTGGCGTAACAGATATGCATTCTTTCAATTCGCTTGCAATTATTTCCGGCTCCCATTTGTGGTTTTCAAGTGACTGAGACAGCGAAACGACATTAATGTTTTCTCCACGATCATACATGGCAAGCATTTCAGCAAAAGTATCTTGGCAAAATTCAGAGCTGAACATTTCCGGCTTCAATTTGTTGTAAATCTTGTACATGGAATCATTGTCAATCAATACACATCCGATCACTCCAATTTCTGCTTCTGTCAACTGTCCTCACCTTGCTTTCGTTTCTCAACTTGACGAATCCAGTAATTACAGTCCTCTTTCAGCCAATCACCATATTTCGGAATATAACGATAATTTGTATCATCTGGATTCTTCTCTATATAGTCAGTAACATATGCCACTGTAGCCTCATATATCAGCTTTGCAACGGCTTTCCTGTTCGGCTCGATAACTTCTAAAAGCTTGTCCATCCATGCTACCTTGGCAGACGTTAACGACGTTTTCTTTGGATATGCATTGATCGTGTATTCCCATCCCCATTCCGCGTCAAAGTCCAAATCAGATGCAGGCACGCTTTCTTTTGTATTTTCTATCTCTATATCTGTATCTATATCTTTCTCTATATCTATCTCTACATTGCAATTTTGTTGCAAAATGTTGCACTCCGTTGCTCCACTGTTGCATTGCAACGCTTTTTGTGCATTTTCCCTAGATTTCCGACTTCTTCTGGTACTTGCAGTCTCACTTCCTAGGTTATCTTGCACAAATGGCAACTTGTACTCAATAGAATCGGATGTTTCAAGCAAACCGCAGGAAAGAAGAAACTGAATCGTCACTTGAACATTGATTTCGTCCTCGTCAATATCAAGGGCGATCTCTTTGTAAAATTCATCTTCCAATCCGGAATATTCCAGATAGCCACCTTTTTTCAACGACAACAACTGCATCTTAAGATAGATGATCGTATATGTATCGCCACCAGCCATCTTTCGGAGTTTTTTGATTCGTTTACTATCAAAAAAATCATCCATCAGCTTAAGCCAGTAATACCGCTTATTCTCCGCCATTTTCACTACCTCCAAGCAATTCAATAACCTTTGCCCCTGCATCTTCCGGGCGACAAAATACGAACTCAACGCCATACTTAAGTTGCATTGTCAACATAGCTTTTGCCAATACCTTGCCAGATGTCGGCTTTGTTTTCGGTAGCGGTACATTCAGCAATTTTCCAAGCGTGTGCATATATGCAATATTGTTATACCGGTCTACTCGTGGATTATGCCATGTAAATACATCATTGACGGAATACACCTTGTCTGTATTTTCAATAAGCACATACAGCTTAATACCGTTGTTCTGCGCTAAAATGCACTCATCACGGAATCTCGGATGTGCTTTTCCACAGATATTCCCTGCAATTTCCTGCATGTCCTTTTTCGTGTCAACGGAAACATCATATGTGCCAAGAAAATCCATCTTTTTAAGTTCCATCTTTCGCGCTGTCTTGCGCTTAATCACATCCATTACCTTATCCGTGGCAATTATGTAATCTCCAACCGGTAATGGTGCACGCAAGACTTCTATATCGTGACTTTTAAAATATCTATTCTTAAGGATATGCAAGCCCTCTTTCTGTCCTTTATCCTCAATAATTAACACTTATTCTCCTTTCTGGCGGTCACACTCGGCAACCGCCAAAGGTATCTCATGGCTTTCAATTTAGTTGTGATATATTAAATTCCTTGCCAAAATTTCAGATACCGCATGAATTGGTTTCTTTTAGGATTGCTCCAAGGTGTTGCAACCATTAGAACGGACAAAGGTTCATATCAACCTCTAATCCTTTTTCTGCAATATAAACATTTGCTCCGTATTTAACTGTTACTTCTGTCTTTTGTTTGAATAGTGCCGAATCTCCGCTTTTATCTGATAAGTGAATTAGAACGACATTTCTCAATGCCGGGTTATCGTTAGTAGAAATAAATTTAAGTGCCGTATCAAGGCTCATGTGACCTCGTAGGCGGTGTTCGTAGTTCGGCTCGTCCCGGTCTACAAGTTCCATATCGTAATTAGCTTCAACCATGATATGCTCAATGTTCAGCTTTGAAAAATTGTACTTGCAGTATTCCAAGTCAGTCATGAACAACAACTGCCCCATTTCCTCATGCTTGATTAAATAACCGTAGCACTCGATTTCTGTGTCATGTGGTACATTGAATGGTGTTACCGAAAAACTGCCGATTTGCCGTACTGTACGTGGTGGAATGGCTATTGTACGTTCTCCTGTAATGGTTTCCAATGCTGATTGCGTTTCAAAAGCTGTGTAAACCGGAATACCGGCTTTCATGAAGTCTTTTATGTATCGTGCATGGTCTCCGTGTTCGTGGCTCACAATGCAACCGGCAACGTTCGAGATTTTCCAATCAATCATTTTCTTGAAATCAAGAAATTTGCATCCGGCTTCAATCGCAAGGATTTCTCCATTGTCTGCAATCAAAGCATAGGAATTGCCCGAACTTCCGGAACCACAACATCTTAAGAGCATCAAACCACCTCGCTTTCTTTCAGTTTTAAAATATGCGTTTTCTCCCCATATTCTTAATAATTCGGGAAACATATGACTGTGACAATTTCATCTCTTTAGAGATTTCGCATTGCGTCTTGTTTTCTACAAAGAACATTATGAAAATACGCTTTTCTCTCAAATTCAGCGTTCCAAAAATCTGTTGAACAAGTATAGAATTTATCACATCTTTCTCGGATCCCTACCGTCCGCCATCAGTTCGGCATATGGAACACTTTCGCCATTTCCTATGTCTACGTTATCATCCAAAGAGAACGCTGCTCTTACCGACTTTTTACTCTTTCTGAATGACATAAGCAGTTCATTTCGCACGATAGGAAAAGCATAGGTTGAAAAATTATACCCTTTGGAAGAATCAAATGTATTAATAGCCTTTAGCAATCCAACAATTCCGGTTTGAAACATATCTTCATCATTTACCGGAACGCCTAAATTCTGCATAACTGAAAAAACAATTCCATAATTCGCAAGTACCATCTGTTCCTTTGCATACTCCGAATGATATGTATTCCATAATTGCAATGCTCCCTGCTTACTCAATTCAGGCTTTGGAAGATTCATGCGTCCACCTCTAATCCTTCATGAAATCCGGCAAATTCTCGTCATTCTCTGCCGATTCAACAACTTCCGCTTCGACTGCTGCGCTTTCAACTTCTTTTGCTTCCGCATCTACAACAAAATCCTCTGAATTGGCGTTCTCGGCAATATCTCTTTTGACCTGCTCCTGCAAATCTTCCATTGGATATTCCTTGAAATCGTTGTCCTGCATTTCTTCTTTCGTATACAATCCCATTGTCAGCTCTGGACAATTCAGACTAGAGAAGAAAGATGCGGCACGATACCGAAGCATTAACTGCGGCATGGTTTTCCATTTGCTACCGTTCTTGCCAAGCCAACCCTCGTCTTTTGCCATATCCATATTTACTTCCATGCCCTCAACCCTGCGACCATTTTTCATAGTCCAAGCCGTACATGAGAATGGCTTGCCGTTCTTGTCCTTTGCTTCGTCAAACTGCAATTCCATATCAAATTTTTCGGAATTATTGATTGCGGCAATCAGAAATTTACTGCTCCAACTCGGTCTGCCCTGAATAACATACAGATTCTGCATGACCATAAGTGGACTAACTCTTAACCGCTGTGCCTGTTCAATGGCAATCAGACAGTTCGCATCGTTCTTCTGGAATGTCTGCGGAACGATTGTGGAACTTGCCAGTGCCTTTGCCATCTGCATCGCCATGATGAAATTATCTGATGTTCCGAAAATTCCAAGACTGTAATCTGTAACTTTGTTGCTGCGCACAACCTCTTTCTTTTCCTCTGCCTTTGCTACTGCTGTGTTCTCTGCCATAATTATTTTTCCTCGCTTTCTTTCCTTATTGCTTTTTTAAATGCTCCATTTTTAAGAAATTTCAAAACAAGATTGAGTTGCATATTCTTGAAAACCTCTATGTGCTTTGTACTGTGATACCACATTACCCATTCCTGTTTCAAAAGTTCCTCAATGCTTGTAATCTGCTCACCCTCTGCGAATTTTCGCTGACTTAAAAGGTATTCCCTGTGTTTTTGAATGTTCTCGCATTTTGCGCACTCTTCGGAAGAATACCTTGAACAATGCTTTCCATTAAGGTTTACAGACAATGCACAATATCTACATGGATTAACTCTCATCGTCACCACCGCTTTCCGGTTCATCACACTTCTTCACAACTGCCACCTTATCAGCACCGTATGTTTCCACCCACTTCATATCCACGGTTTCATCCGTAACCGTCAGCTTTGCACCCTTGGCATTTACAACCATGTCACCGGCTTTTACATTATCCTCGGTGCGGTATGTATAACTTCTGGTGCTGTTTGGAAATTTTGCTTTGATATACTGCATCGTAACCCTCCTTTTTTAATGTCCCTTTGACAAATTCTCAACAATCCGCAAAAGTCGTTCGTTTGTTTCTGTGGCTTTTCTAAGTTCTCCTTCAAGGCAATATTTATTACTATTAAGTTCGTCTACCTTTGTTCGCAAATCCGAGTTTTCAGCCTTCAATTTTTCAATATCATCCATGTACACGACCTCTCTTTCCTTTATTTCTCATATCTTTCTCGCAATACGGAAGAGAACAATGTCCGGCTCTTTCCCAGAACCCCTTACTTGCACTCTTCCAACGCTTGCACGACATACACCGTGCATCCGGCTGTGTGATGTTGTTGCTTGTCCCTACTCTTGACATTCTACACACCCTCCACTTTCAACTGTTTGTCCTCGGAAACGCTCAAAAGAATTAACTGCGCATCCATATCCGGCACATTGAACTCATTCAGCGATTCGGCGTTATCTACGAAAATCGGCACGCTCACACCGTATAACTCGCTAAGAGAACGGATAATATCAAGTCCGGCTACAATTCTATGACCGCTATTCAAAGTCGAATACGGCACTCCATTTACGGTGCACTCACAGCAATCTTTCATACCGCCATTTAACTGCATTTCAAAGAGTTTGAAATTAACTGTCTTGAAATGACTGTTGATTGATTCAGAAACCTTATCCAGTTTGAAACGAATGAACTCTTCCAAGAGATAAAGCATCTGTTCCTGATCGGCAACTTTCTGCCCGATTTCTTTCTGCTCGTCACGAAGCGTTTCGATACGATCATCAATCGCAACATTGTTAGCCGCCTGCGCAATAACATTGTTCACCTCGTCAAGCTGGCTCTGCAGATCGGCTTTCTCGGCTTTTAAATCAGTAACAACCTTGTCTGCGCCCTCGGATTCCAACTTGGCAATATCAGCAAGAATCTTGTCATGTTCTGCTTTCAGCTTCACATATTCCTCATTCTGCGAATAGTCAGCTTCTTCTGGGATCTCGGATAACAGTTTGCAAAGTTCCTCTTTATTTGCAAGAGTCCCCTGTTCCTGTTTCTTTAAGGAATCTATTTCCATTTGCAGATCAGCATTTTTCTTTGTCAGTTCCTCGATCAGATTTTTCTTCGCAAACCCATATGCCTTGATTTCTTCCAAGTTGGATTCTTTCTGGGTAATAAAGTCACTTTTTGAATCATTTAGTTTCCGCTTTGCATCTTCCTTGGCTTTTGTCTTTCTTTCTTCAAAATCAGTCTTCAACTGCTCGATCTTATCAGCCGGTAACTTCTGACCGCATAAGGAACAAACCGTTGTAGATTCATCAAATTTCCACTTGGATTCGTCAAAGAGATACGGGGTTTCATCAAATGCATTGGCTTTCTCGGAATTATACTGTTCGCCCAGTTTCTTCCGCTCTGCATCCGCATCAGTGATAGCTTTTTCGTTATCAGAAATCTGTTTCTCTTTCAAAGAAATCGTAACCGCAAAATGTTCTAACTCATTTTTACAATCACGCAATTCAGCATCCATGATGCTTCTTTTGTTTGATAACTCGCGATTCATCGTCTGTTCCATGCCGGACATGTCAAACTGTAACTGCATTTCCTTACTTCTTAAACCGCCCAACGCGCTACCGGCATTCTCCATTTTCTTGTCACATTCAGCGATTCTTCTTGTCAGATCAGCTTTCGCAAGTTCCTGCTCTGCCACATCCACATCAATCTTGGATTTTTCTGCTTCATCAATACGCACCGGAATTTCAGCCTGTTTCTTCTTACACTCTGTAAGAGCTTTGGAAAACTTAGCACGGATATCATCTGTGGACGGTGCCTTCTCCAACTCGCCGAGTAATGGGGCATACTTAGCATCTGTCTGCGCCAGTTCAGCATCCGATACATCCGTTGCAAGGCGCATCAGAATATCGCGCTGATCTTTCCATTTCAGTGAAGAAAAATACTGTGGATTGGTCAGCATCTTAAACATTTCCTCACTCTGTGCCAGACCGGAAACATAATCCTTGAAATCAGCTTCACTCTTCGGATATCCGTCAATCTCAAATGAATTGACATTGCCTTGCAAAGTAACGGTGTCGGTTCCACGCTTCTTAACCCAATTCTGCTTCTGAACCTTTGAAAGTTCCACTTCTTTCCCATCAACGTCAATAACTCCCACAACCTTAATTTCCACGTTATCAATGCGGTGTCCGTCCTTATCCAATGGTCGAACATTAAACTTTTCCTCTCCGGCACTGTTTTTATTGAAAAGCAGCCATGTAAACGCATCGAAGATTGTTGTCTTTCCTGCGGCGTTCTGTCCTTTGATACTTGTCTTATTGGAGAAATTCACATCAAGGCTCTTAATTCCCTTGAAATTCTCCATATGTAACGATCTAATTTTCAGTTTCATTTTCTTTCCCCTTCCACTCTTTATATTTTTTAAGTGCCTCTTCAAAGCATGCTTCATCGTCAACATATCCAAGAGCTGACTCTATAATTTTTGAATCAATAGTTGTTCCTTTTTTTCCCATCAGCTCAATGTCTCTTTGGTGCTCATTTGCAATAATGGCACATGCTGTATGAACTTTCGTCCTGCATGCAACCAGATCTGCATATTCTTCAACGGAAATTGTAATGGTATTTTCTGCCATCTTAATTTTCCTCCTCTAATACATTGATCTTGCTTACAGACACCTCGTATGCTGTTCTCTGTTCTTCTGTTCCATCTTCATATTTCTTAATATATCCGCGGCTCTGAATGCGTCCATTGATCTCAATATGAGTTCCTACTTCCAACTGACCAACAAATCTTGCATTTCTACCCCAAACAACACATGGGACATAATCTGATTTTCCGTAGGAACGATTGACTGCGATTAATAAATCTGCAATTTCTCTTCCAAGCGGAGTTTTCCTGTAAATCGGTTCTTTGCATACATATCCGTCAAGCTGGATTTTGTTCAAATCTGTATGCTCTCCCGTATTCGCTTTTTCAATTTCACAGACGAATACATATAATAACAGACGATTTCTCTTTTCCTCATGTTTGTTATAAGAACTATACACACCGGAAACATTAACGGCAGTGCCCGTGTATTTATCATTCAGATTGATTAATCTCTCTGAAATAATTAATGGGATAATATCAGCCGTCCCACTTAATCTATCCACTTTGAGGTGCATATTATAAAATCCCTCTCCAAACACCTCATGGTTAAATTCCGGCTCTGTGATAATCGTTCCTGTAAGTTCCACTTTATTGTTTTCTGCTCTCATATTTGAATTTCTCCTTTTCTTGTGCTAAAATAGGCGCAAATAGCTTATGCTATTGCTTGAACTGGAATCATTCAGCTTTGGTCGGTTCGGATGATTCCTTTTCTTTGCTGTAATCAGTGTCAAATGTGATATAGGTAATACCGTCATCGTCATCAGACTCACTTCTGTAATCGTAATCTACAATCTCTTCTGTATACTCCTGCCACTCCCCATCTATTTTTGTTCCTATATAAATAAGAAGTAATCCAATCAATACAGGTATAGCAGTGACCGGATACTCCGTTGCATCAATGCAGATGCAAAACAGAAAAACAACGGTGCCGATCATTTCAATTACCTTTGCAAACTTCTTCATAGACACCTTACTCCTACCACTTATAGGAACCATTGGCAATCTCGTCACCATACAAGGAAACAAAATCTGTTATTAATGCGATAAACTCTGAATTTGTCGGCTTTCCTTTTTCCACTGAAACCGTATAGTCAAAAATTTTGTTGATTGCATTTGTATTGCCATTTGTCCAAGTAACTTCTATCGCGTGCCGGATTGATCTTTCTACTCTCCAGACTGTATCGCCGTTTTCTTCTGCGATTTCAGTATAGAGTCCTTTAATAACGTTGATAAGTTTACTTCTGTTTTCAAGACATTTCTCAACCGCACTTATTATGTAACCGTAACCCTTAAGGCTATGTTTTACGCCAATCTGATCTAATGTCTTTCTTAAAGCAATGTTCATTTGTCTATCCATGAATACCTCCTGTTAATCCTTTCCAACTCCGTATCTGATTGCCATTTCTTTTACAATGGCTGTATATCCCTCAATCAGTTTCTTATCCTCTGCAATAATATCCACGTAGGATAATTTGTCTCTTGCTGATTTACAGATGCCCTCGTCAGCCATTCTTCTGCGCTTATTGGTTAAGCGCTGTTTCAGATTTACACCCATTCGCTTTGATAACAGTTCGTAGCTTTCGGCTCTTACTTGGCTGTATGCCTGTCCGCCACCAAGTTCCATGCTGATTTTTCTTAAAATATTTCCGGTATCATCACGCCATGATGTTGTATCGAGTGCAACCACTTCTCGGATGCTCTCAACTCTTTGTTCCACATGGTTTAACTGTTCTGCCTGCCGTTTCTGTTCTAACTGCTGTTCTGCTACAGAATTGAAAATCTTCTGGAACATCTGCAACTCAGGTGATAACTGATTGAGGTCGATTACCTTTTGTTTCACACGCTCTTCCAAGGTCGTGAAATAATCTCGTGCCTCTTCTGCTTTCGCTCCATTCCCTTTCATAGAAAGTTTCTTTGCAAAATGGGCTGTGATTTTGTAATCCTGCGTTTTGTTACCCTCGACATTGATGTCGAACCCCCAGTAATCCTCATTTTCAGTGGCAAATTCATTATCAACAATGTTTGATTTCGCCCATCTTGAAAACTGTCCCTGTGCCAATTCCAAGAACGCATACAGCTTTCTTGCGGTGGTCATTCCGTTTTCATCAACACCAAGCGCAATCTCAATCGGTGTCTGCATTTTTGCTTGTTTTAACTCTTCCGTTTCCTCCAACTCCTTTCCGTGTTATAATCCTCCACAAGGAGGTGGTAACCATTAACAAATGTCCACTTAACGATTTTAGAGATTGCATCCGCGATTGTGCTTGGTATGTTTCCAGTTCTGATTGTTGTGCTGTTCATAAATTAAGTAATTTAAAAAGCATTAAAAATCTTTCAAAACTAAAATCTATCGAAAGAAACATATCTAGCATCGAATCAATACTCAATCGGCAGCAATCCTAATAATCGTTTCAGCAATACGGTCAATTTCGCCTGCAATGCGAATTTTTGTTTCCGTATCAGATGTTTTCTTGCTTTCCTCTACCAGTGTTTCAATTTGCTGGTGGAGGATATCTATTAATCCTTCAATGCTATGCGACATTCTTCTCCTTTCTATGTTATAATTCCCTTATCATCAAATAAGGGAGGTGCTAAAATGATTGAAAAGACAATTCATGACTTAGCTGTCGCATATGCCAGTTCAAAACTTTCAGAATATGAAATTGACAAACGCGAAGCTCCACTTTGCGGAAATACCGAAATGTCATCCGAAGAAGTTCTGTATTTAAAAGCGGCATACGATTTTGCTGTCAAAAATCTTTCGGAGTAGGTTCGTACCTTTTTCCAACCATTGCATGAGAAACAGCTTCTTTTATCACTTCATGCTGTTTCTCCTCTGAAACAGACTGCTCAATGCGTTTTAGTGTACCGTCAATACTCTTTAACGTATTGAGCATTTCTTTTAAAATTCTCACTGCATTTCTCCTTTCTGATTGTCTTCTTCGCTTTCCTGCTTTTTTGCAGAACCCTCAACCATTCCCAGAACATATCCTTTCTGAAAATCTGTCATGTTTGGAATAGCATCACGAAGTTTTTCAACTACCTGCTTTTCCTTTTCACTCATTCAATTCACTTCCTTTCTATGCGCAATATCTGATTTCGTACTCTGTAACGATTTTTGAAAATATCTCTCGAAGTTTCTTATCATCTTCGATAACGTCCATCTTGTTTAGTGCATTGATTTCTGTTTTTGTGCACCCATTTTCTGCCATCCGGCTACGCTTGTTTCTCAATCTTGTGTTTAAATCACATCCGGCGCGATGCTCCAATTCGTAGTACATCTCGGTTCGCAAATCTTTAAACTGCGTTCCAGAACTTTTCTGGATGCGGTTGAACTTGGCATTGACCTCATTTCTCCAGTTATCAAATACAGGTTTAACCGCTTCTTTGATGCTTTCTGTTGTCGCAACCGCCTTATCAGCAGTTTCTTTTGCAATAGCAATCTGTTTGTCACGTTCCTTGTCAGCAAGTTCTTTCTGAACCATCTGTGAAAGCAGTCCTTGCAGAATTTGAAGTTCCGGGGATAACTGGTTGAAGTCAACTGCTTTCTGTTTCACACGTTCCTCCAAATGTGTAAAATACTCACGCGCTTCTTCTGCTTTCTCGCCGTTCCCTTTCATAGAAAGTTTCTTTGCGAAATGGGCTGTCAGTTTGTAATCTGTTGTCGGATTTGGGTTAAAATTCCGTTCTTCATCAATGACGAACGCCCAATAATCAACGTTTTCCTCGGCAAATTCGTTTTCGATGATATTGCTTTTGCACCATCTTGAATAATTGCGGCTGTCTAACTCCAAGAAATCATACAACTTTCTTGCCGTAGTCATTCCCTCTTCATCGATTCCAAGTGCAATTTCGATTGGCGTCTGAATTTTGGCTTGTTCTAAATCGTTCAATTTCTCACCTCTATTCTGTTTCAATTTAAGTTTTTGTTGTCCTTGCGAGTTTATAATATCGCGTTTCGAGTTTTTTGTCAACACAAAATCTTGACTTTGCGAGTTTTTTTTGATATATTTATCTCGAAAGGAGGTGTGAAGATTGAAAGACCGAATTAAACAGATAAGAAAAGAAGCTGGATTGACACAAGTTGAATTTGGGGAAAAACTAGGTGTCAAAGGAAATACTGTCACTGGTTACGAAACTGGTTTAAGAAATCCTACTGATGCTGTTATTCTTTCTATATGTAGAGAATTTGGTGTCAACGAAGAATGGCTCCGAACCGGAACCGGAGAAATGTTTGTTCCAGAAACAAAAGACGAACAAATTTCCAAGATGCTTGCAAATGTTCTTAAATGTGAAGATGGAGATTTCAAAAAAAGATTGATTTCGGCTTTGTCTAAAATGGATGATGCAGGATGGAAAAATCTTGAGAACTTAATTGACATGATTTCTGGGAAGAAATAAAAAAGAGCCAAGGGCAATGCGCAAACCCTTGGCTTTCTTTTACTTTAATAGTTCTTTTATAAACGTTAAGATAGCTCTAAGCCACCTCTCATTATCGCAATGAGCGACCAATTCATAAATTTTTTCCTTGTAAAATTCGTTTACGTTTTCATTCTCAACCTCATTTTCCCCCATATTGATTTCCTCCAATCATTCCGCACTTCCGATAGCGATACACAAATTATAGAACTTATGTTCGATATCGTCAACCCCATTTGACAAATTGCTACAAATTACAAACTCGTTTGTAGTTGAGGGACAAGAAAACGCCTTATCCCGCCCCTCAGCCAGAACTTGAAGTGCCCTTATCGGACAATTTTATTTTACAAATTTTTCCACCATTATTCAAACCATTTCGGTCGCAAGTTTCGACAGGTAAATTTCTTATTGTCACAGAATGTCGATTGATTAGTTTAAATTTTGTTAAAAAATTAATTACTGGTTGAAAATTATGCATCTGCCAGTTATCTGTGATGAATTTTAAGTGCATAATTTTCCTTTCCGCCCGAAGGCTTTATGCAAAAGAGCCGGCTACACAACACATGGTCATGTAATCGGCTCTTAGGCTCTTGATTTTATTATATTTCTACACAAGTTTTCTTTTGTGCCAAGTTGTCCGCTTTATTCGTAAAACAGCAGTTTAGGGAAATATCAAAAGCAAGACGGTGTTTATATGGTGGCGATAAAACCCTATGATTCTCTTAAGGTAACCATAAAATTTAATAAGCAATATATAGACACACCAATATGCTCTTTAACACCAAAGCAATTCGGATTCGAAATGTCTATATATGATGTCGAATACAATAACTATGGCATTATGTTTACTATTAAAAACAATTATGCAGAAGAACTTACATTTTCCGTTATTTGGCAAGCGTTCGGGAAAATACTATAGATTAGTACAATCCGCTTAACACAGCCTGTGTAAGTCTGGTACCAACATATAATGCGACATGTGTATTGTCTACATAGCGACATAAAACGCAATATTCAAAATTTTCCCAGGCGTTTGCCCAAACACCAAATGTTCTTTGATACGTATTGCAATCTTTAAAAAAATCATACGCAATAATATTACTTGCTATTTCAGAATAATTCTCATCTCTAACTTGAAGTTGGAGAAATTTATATTTTGTTACATCGGCTATTTGATACTGTGTCCACGTAGCATTATTACTAAGAGAAGAAACGAGAACATCGTACTTGCCTTTAAAACTATTACCTAAACTGCTGTTTAACGATGATATCGCCCCGGTACAAGTACCATTCCCAATCTTAGAAATGTCTGTCGTTCCAAGCATTTTATAGAGATACCGCACATTCTTGAACATCTGTGACACCTTCGCAAAAATTGAAGAGTGTTTTTCACCGCTTGATAATTTTGATACAGTCGTCCACGCTGACGCTAATCCGTCTGCCACATCACTGCTCGTAAATGATACGATATTGTTCGCTGTATCTCCACCTGTCGCTACTGCCCCAATGTTTGCTGGAGTGAGATTGACATTTCCTCGCCGATAGGATGCTTCTTTTGCGCCCTTAACCCCCGTCACAGGAGTACCGGCAAGCACATCCCACTTATCATCTGATGTTTTGTAGACATTTGCACCGGCAGGAATGACGTTACCGGCTCCTTCTTTAAATTCATCCGTAGTGGTAAATTCATCTGAAACATTGTACATCCAGCCTGCATTAACATTTGAAAGTGCCGGTAAATCTGCAAAAGCTACCGTTCCATGTGGCTGCAATCCACCTTTAAGTCCTTCTGATATGTCTTTTGCCTGCTGATAGTAATACTTGGCATTGTCAGAATCCTCGCCCTCTCTGCTTCCTGTACCACCAACAGCATAACTCTGTGCCTTGGTTGCGCTATCTGCTGCAGATTCGGCTTTACCGATGATCTCTGTTGCTTTCTGCGTTGCAATATTGGCTTTATCTGTGGCGGTACTGGCTGACTGACTGGCAGATGCCGCTTCACTTGTGGCTGTGGCTGCATACTGACTGGCGGATGTCTCACTGGCTTTTGCGTTAGTCTCGGATATTGCTGCCGCCGTGGCTGACTTCGCCGCTGCTGTCTCTGACGCTTTGGCATTGGTTTCGGATGTTTTTGCCGCTGTTTCACTGGCTTTTGCGGCATCCTCACTTGCTTTGGCGTTGGCTTCGGACTTTGCCGCTGCCTGCTGGCTTGACTCTGCCTTTGCCACTTCCACTTTGATTTTCGCAAGATAGTTAGGCTCTAAATGCTTTTCTTCAATGCTACCCTCTTTGACGATGGCAGACACTTTTCCATCCTTATCAATATAAAAAGCTACCGTATCAGAATCAAGGAACTCATACTGTGTAATCAGTGCTGACAGATCTATGTACTGTTTTGTGCCATCAATCAGAGTCAGGATAATCTGCTGTGTAGTCTGGTTATAATCGAAGTTGATCGCGATCTTCTCCATCTGCGTATCGATCGTAACCTTGGACCCGTTCTTTTTCGTGATTGTGATAATTCCCGTCGATTCCTCGAATGTCACGTCTGCAACAAGAGTTGCTACCTCTGCTTTTGTGGCTTTCGTGGTATCAAGAATGATTACACGATCATCAATGATATCAATCGAGCCATCCATTTTATTGAGGTTTCTTTCATTAAGCGGTGTTTCATCACTCGGGTAATTCTCCCAATTAATAGCACTATGCGCTTTGTTCATGGTCCTCACTCTCCCTTTCCTTTGCAAGCTTCATCTGTTCCCGTTCTACTGTAACCTGTCGGTTTGCTTCTTCCTTGATCTGATATAGAATGTCCTTAAACACCAGGTACTTAGCTTCGATCGGGACATCCCCGCACAAATTTACATAATTGATAATGTCGTTTTCAAATTCCCGGATTTTTGCATTTATCATAGATTTTCCACCTTTTCCTTTAACTGTTCTATCTCTTCATGCTGCAACTGCACTGTGGCAACCAGATCAGCGATCAGCTCTGTATAATTCAGTCCGTAATACTTTTCTCCGTTACCGTTTGAGAAAATTTGAGGGCAAATATTCCATCCTTCTTCCACACTTTCCAAAACATCCTGTGCTATAAAGCCATGATGAAATCCATACTTTTCGAAATTATAACGATACGATTTTGCTCTTAAAGAATAAATAAACTCAGATGATTGCTTTTTGCTTAAATCTAAAATTGTGTTTTTTATTCTTTTGTCAGATCCATTAATTACTCCACCTCTGAATCCACCTACTCCGGTATCTCCGTCTAAATGGATCATCATGTGGTCATTATCGTTTGCGCCTTTATGCAATGAAACCTGATTATATTGAACCGTACATTTATGAACAGGACTTTCAAGCGTCCCTTCCACTGTTCGAAATCCATCCGTTCCCATCTGTACAAGTGTTCCACTGCGTTTAAATTCAATAAGGTTTTCTGCAGACTCTTCCGTTTGAATATGCATATATCCCCCGGTCATTTCCATAGAACCTTTTAATTCAAGCAGTTTTGCTTTAATTTTGATACCCTCGGCTGACTGGTTGATTTCTGAAATGACGCTGTCTTTTGATACTTTCAAGCTGATCTGCTTTGATGACTGCGTAATCGTACTGGACGCACTCGATGAAAGTTGCTTAAATTTCTTTATCAGAGTCCATTTGTATTTTCCACTGCTTATTCCACCATCTGGTTCGCAACCATAAAACTTTCCAGTATTCTGATCCAAAAAACTGTGTCCAGAATAATACGAAGATGCAGGGTATGTATCTTGTGGATTCCCGAAACCACAATGTGTAACGTCATAATCTTCGGTATCCCATACTGTTAAAGAAGCACTGACTTCTGACCGTATCTTAGTTGCGGTCACCTCTATCTTTCCGGACAAATCGCCCTCTGCTTCGCTTGCTCTCGTAACTTCCGCTGTAATCTTGTCCTCATTAATTTTAATAGCTGCTGCAAGTTCAACTTCCTGCCCCTGTGCCCTTTTGACTTCTGCTGTAATACTGCTCGCATTTTGCGTGATTCTCGATGATAAACCATCCGTTGTATTTTTAACTTCTGTGCGAATTTCGGTTGCGGTCTGCGTGATCTGTGACTGCAATCCCTTCTCAACATCAGTTATCGTACTCTGTGTCTTTTCAATGGTTCGCTCCAACACATTGCTCTTGCCTTTGAGCTTTAAAATACTTTTCTGTATTCCGTTCGCCCCGTTTGTCCGGTACTCTTCCCCATCTGCTTCCAAATCATCACGCAAAGCCTGTATACCTTTCAGGGTTCTTTTCAGAATATAGGACTCAATCAGTTCATATCTGGTCGGCAACCGCACTGCATCCCCGACTTCCAGACACGGATTTCCTTTGCAGTCCGCCGTAAACGGGCGGTAAACAATGCCTCTGATCTTGGAAAGAATATTTTTTGCAATGCCTTTCAGTTCTTTTGTGCCTTTGCCATATACAAGAAAATTATCCTCGATCACATAAGCATTACTTCCACTTCCAACGATCACACCGATATCATTCTTCTGTTCCCGAATTTGTAATTTATTAATGGTTCTGACAAGATAATCTTCATATTTTGCAGAAACATAAAAACCTTTTCCGATCTGTGTACTTTTCGGATCTCTTGGATACAAATTATCCGCCGGATAAAGATCATTCCTTGGATATAATCCCTGTATCTCCTGTTCCAGATAAATATAATGAAACTTCCCGTCGCGCCCCATATGCCCCATACAGCCATTGATCTCACAAATACAGGACAACACTTCCTTGCCGCTCATAGATTCGCCTATGGTGCTCGATTCCTCTGTATCAGAACTTGTCTCACTGGATGTCGTGACCGCCACGGTTTTCTCGATTGACATATTGTCATTAATGAGTGTGATGTCCGCCTGTTCGATTCCGAAATGCTTGAAAAAACTATTGCGGAACTGCTTCATAGTGACCGGATCATAAACTGTAACGGTCGTGATTGTGCCATCTTCATCTGTTTTCTGTTCCTCGTGCGACGGAAATACAGTGTTGTACCATGCTGCCACATCGGCTGTTAAAACATCGTACAACGCGTCATAGGCGATAACTTCACGGCATGTTCTATCTGCCGTAGGTGTGTCAGAATCAACCTTGTATCTCCCGAACTGAAACGCCGCATCCGTGTGACCATCAAGTGACATTCTTACTGTCAGCCATTTGCCTTTCATTGGTAGAAATGTGTTTGAGACGGTAAATTTAATCATGGCAGCTTCACACGAACCAAACGTCAATTCCTGTTCCGAACACAAACTTTCGGTCAATTCGAATTTTTCTTGGTGTAGCTCTGTATTTGTGATATTGATTTTTCCGTCATCAGATACGATGGATAACTGCTTATCGACCGTATCTTTTTTGAACAAGTCGCCATATTTATAATTAACCACCGTACACACCCCCTATGAAAGCAAGCCGAACTGAATTGTAACGAATTATCCCATTGTATGTTCCGTATATCGTAGGCTGAAAATCTGCCATATAGCCATACTGCGTCACATAATCGTCATATTCCGGGATATACGCTGTGATATAGCAGGCTCTCCCTGTCGCATTTGTGAACTGGCTTCTGATATTATTTAAAACCTCATTGAAAGTCTTATTTGTCAGCATTGCCCGTGTCTCAAACTCCACTTTTAAAGCCTTTAATTCCACGGCATTTCTATGCAGATAACCGTTGGCGTCTGTATAATCATCTAAATCCTGCATATTGACATATGGACTATATGATTCCGCTTTCATAAAAGACATTGGCACTATGTAATTTCCAATCTTTAAAAGCCATCCGCTGTATGCCATATTTCCACCACCTAACTGTTTGGGTTTGCGGCTGTCTCAAATGACAGTCGGTAAAATTTGTACAAAATAGCACCTACCACCAATTTGATAGATGCCACTTCTTTTTCTTGATCTATTTTGTAATTACTTCGATATTGGGCGATTTAATCACAATTTTCTCCGGTGTGTGAATTACTTCCGTGTTCCCATACGTAATCCTGATCTCTAATTTGTTCATAAAATTTCTCCTAAATTTCATACTCCGGGTATGCTGCTTCCCAAACATCCCTATGGTAGGTATTTACCTCTCCATAATTTGCATCAAAAATCTTTTTCACGCCATATCCAAGTTCAATGCTCTTTTCTTTGAGTTTTCGCCAATTAAATGTTTTCCAGTCCACACCGTTCATTGCTGCAACACGCTTAATAGAATACCAGTCTTTGCTATAGTCAAGTTCCTGCTGCAGCTTTTCATTCTCCTGTTCTGCAATCTGTCTACGCTCTACCTCGTCTGCATATGCTCGAAGTGCCGATGGAAAATCTTTCGGGACCTGTCCCCTCTCCATCTCGTTAAAACGCTTTACATATTTTGCTGTGAATAGGATACCTTTTTCTCCTGTAAACTTATTAGCAAGAAAATCACAACCAATCTTGGTAACTTCATAACACGGCATCTTCTTGTTTTGCCCTGTCAAATACGTTGATTTGATGAAATAATCGGTAACGGGAATTTTCCCTTTACCTAATGTTGGTATAATTCCTGCCTGTTTAGTGCTTCCGTCTGGATTTGTTGTCCCTTCCAATTTTTTTAAAATCTCATAGTGCGGAACTTCCATCATTTCGGCAATTTCAACTGTCGTTATCGTGTTTGCATTATTTTCAAATCCGATTTCATCTTTAGTCATAAGAGCTGTGTATGCCATATCTTATATCTCCTAAATTTCCGAGCCTTACATTTCGCAAGGCTCAACCTTTAAATTCACGTGCGTTAGGAACATACCCTAACAGGAGTTGCACGCTATATATTCAATCCATTCGGATGAATTTTTAAATAAAAAACCGCCAAAGACTGAATTTCTTCAATCTCTGACGGTCACGAATCCGCACCTATTCCTCATAGGCTTGCAGGACGTCCTAAATTCTTTAGGTCTTGCCTGCGTGATTTTTAATTATTTTGTATTCTATACCATATGCCAAAATCTGTCAATCAAATTCCAACCTCTGCTGCATATTGGCATCGTCAATCTGTTCCTGCAAAAAATACGGCGTCTGATAGGCATTTATCACTTCCACTGCCTTGTCGCACTGGTTACGCTTGATGCTCTTGTAAGACCGAACACCAAAGTTGTATTTCAGATTGGCATACAGATTGTTGTAAACCTTTTGGCGCAATCCACGGTTGCTGTATGCGCTTGACTGTTTGCCGCCCATGATTGAAACGCCTTTCTTTCTGACAGCTTCCGTAATGCGGTCGGCTTCCACCGGAAGTATCGGCAAGTCCATCTTAAGGCTTTCCAAATCCGCCTTGATTTCGTCAACCTCTGCTTTCAGTTCCGTGTGCCCCTGTGCAAGCAATGCAATCTTCCCATCCGTGGTCTGAGGCATTATATATGTACCAGTCTTACGAATGGATGGGAGAACTTCGGATGTGACCCATTTCTTGAACTTCTTCGCACTTTCCAGTTTGCTGCCAAAAATGAGGGAGTACAGACCGCTTTCATTGATAACGGTTATATCCCTATTCTGACCCTGACTCACCATTTTGGTGAGTCGCTTATCCTCTTCGTCTACATGACGGTTAATATCTCTACTACCGTTTTGGTACCCCAGAATATCCGCTACGTCTTTTCCCACAAACCACGGCTCATTGTCAATAACTACTGTTCTAATATCTCCAAACTCTGGATTGTTAAAAATCTGAATATTGTTCATCAGCAAATCCCCCATTTCTGCTTAAATGAAATAATTGTGTTCAAAATGAACTGCAAAAATTTTTCGTCCTGTATGCTCTGGATTTCTGTAATTAACTGCTCTTTCATCTCGCACCGCCTTTCTTGTCAGATGCAAGGTTACTTGTAAAAATCCACACACATCTTAAAAAGTGTTCGCTGAGTAAATTCAGATTTTTGGTAATTTCTTCAATATACAGTTCTCTCATAATAATCTACCTTTCTTTCAAAAAATGTTTGATTTCTCCGAAAGAAACTGATATGATAAATTTATCAATTCCTTTCGGATTGGTGTCAGAGTAGTCAATTACCGCCAAGTAATGTTTGACTACTCTTTTTTGTTGTTTTTAATTTCTTTTTCCACTAAACCTATGCCTTTCATAATGGTATCAGTTCTTGTCAATTCCAATTCATCAGCACATTTTTGAATACGATTAGCTTCATCTTTTGTTATTCTGATGTTGAGATTAACATTCCTTGGGTTTTCTTTGTGTGGTCTTCCTGCCGGACTAATAACAATCACTCCTTTCAATTATTGCCCTTGCAATATTTATGTTTTTATAATATATGCCCTTGCAATAATTGTCAATACCTTTTTGAAATATTTTTCAAAAAAAGAAGCGCATCACTGCGCTCCCTCTTTTATACCCGCTTTGACTTATTATTCTATTTGTCTGCTCTTCCAGTAAAATATACTTCTGCATGATCGTATTTCCCATAGCAATCAAGCTGATCTGAAATAGTTTTCCCTGGTTTAATCTCACTGTCTGAATCTGTAATATATGTGCTGTTGTAATTTACCACATTATTACTACTGTCAAAAAATATTGCATACGCGCTTACAAAAAGCGCCGGATTTGTGCTGTTATTGGTCACGGATACAGTCACGTTTTCATCATTAAATGTCTGTTCAACGGATAAATCATTTACAACCGGTTTATAATATGGGTTTTCGTCATAATCTAAGGTATAATCCACCTTGTCAATTCCGGACACACTATCAAAATAGAAAACACCAATAGATGTTTCTCCTGCCCCCAATACATCAATGCTCATGTCGGCGGCTCCTATTGAATTCCCGCTTAAATCTTTGGCTGTAGCGTTTCCAGAAATTGCGACATCCGTGTTTGAATTATTTGTTACAATCAAAAAATCTAATGTGTCTCCTATTGTGTTTTCGTACAGATACTCTTTTACCAAAAAATCAGAATCAGAAACTTCTTCTCTTGTCGCTTCCTTGTTATCTACCGTACTAATAGAAGAAACTTTTTTATTTTGCTCGGTAGAATCAGCAACTGCATCGTTGTTTTCTCCGTTTCCGCCAAATATGGCAATCAACAGAATTACAACTATAACCACCGCAACAAACCACTTTGTTGCCCCACCCTGCTTTTTTCTGCAATTAGGGCAAATTTTTGCTTTAGCTGGAATCTCCGTCTGACAGTACTTGCATAATTTTGTTTCACTTTTTTCATTCATAGCTTTTCCTCCCACCACTTGTAATAAAATGATTCTACCACAAGCGGCGGTATTTGTCACTAGAAACTATATGCTTCTCTGCCCGTTCTATTAAAATATTCTCTTGCGTATTTTCTAGCACTTCTTCCTATCTGGTCTTGTGTCACACCAAATTCTTTTTCGAGGATTCCTTGCAATAACTGATTTTGCTGTTTAAGTAACGCAATTTCCTGCTGTGACGTACTGTATACAGCATCACGAATACCTGTGATCTCCTGCCCCCCAGCAACTGCTGTCTTTCCTCCAACTGTTCCAAGGATTTCCGGTACGCCGTTTTCTCCTGCCATAAACATGCTGTACTGTTTTGGAAAACCTCCTGCGGCGAACGTTGGGATTTTTCCAAGGTTAATATTGCCAGCTTGAATTATTTCTTTTCCACCAATATTTACAGAATCCCATGAAAAAGACAGTTTTGAATTAAGCCACGTTGCAAAATTATTCCATACCTGCTTAATTCCTGCAACAGCATTATCAAATGCCTGCTTCAATCCGTCAGAAATGCCACTGAATGTCCAATTATCTTTTGTAAAATACGGTTCTACATGATTTGTCCACCAAGAACCAATTCCAGATGTACTCCACCAGTTACTAAATTCGCCCCATTTTTCAGAAAGACCTTTTTTCATTCCGTCTCCCTGCTCATCCCATCTTTTTTTTGTAAACCATGGCTTCACATGATTTTCCCACCAATTATATATTCCGGTATTCTGCCACCAATCGGAAAACTCATCCCATTTAGCAGACAATCCCTCTTTTATTCCATTCCCTACTTCCATCCACTTTTTCTTTGTGAACCACGGGAAAATGTTCTCCTGAATGTAAGTTAAAGCTTCATTCCACTTTTCTTCTATTTTACCTTTTATTTCTCCTATTTCTGTCTGTATTGAAAGCTTTTTTTCTCCCCAATATTCTTTTACATCTTCCCACCATGAAGAAACATCCTCTAAAGTTGTTGTTAATTTATTGCGAACGGGTAGTTCTACATTCAATCCCCACCATTCTTTGACATTGTCTTTGAACTCGGAAATCTTCTCCTGTAAATTTGGAAGGACGACATCTGCTCGTAAATCTACATCATCTAATCCGTTTATATTCTTCCATTCATCTATCCACGCCTTTAGATCAAAGCTGTCAGGTACATTTAATTTATTAGGCATATTATCATTGAACTCATTTAATGCTTTTTGGAAATCATCTAATGATTTGTAATCTTCCTTTTTAGGCAGATTTTTGACAAATTCATCAACATTCATTCCATTTCCAATGCCTAATTTGTCCATCACAGTATCATGGCTCAAAACTCCACCGCCATATGCATTAATCCATTCAAACGGATTAAGAAGTTGTTTAAAACTTTCCTGAAGATATTGCAGAAAACCGCCTTTTTCATACGCTTTTTCTAAATTATTAGCATCTTTTTTTATGCTATCTTTTCCAACCGTAAAAGATAACGTTGCCACTACTACAGCAAGTGAAATAGGAATTGCATAAGAGAGCAATGATTTTACCGCCGTTTGACCAAAAGCGGCTGTGAATTTCGCTCCTATTAATTTTCCAATAGTCTCCTTGAGAAGTTTCCCTGTTAACAGTTTGCCTGCAAGTTTCAGAGCAAATGCTCCAAGAAGAATTTCAACTGTCTCAATATCAATGTTTGAAAGAAAATCTTTTACGCCTTTCCAAACATCAGACCACTTGATATTTTCTATCATGGTCTTAATCGTCTTGTAAACTCCCTGTACCCAAACATTTATATCTTCTGCAAGTGCTTTAAAATCAAATGTTTTGAAGAATTTATTTATTCCCTCTGCCAGTGATTTTCCAAGGTTTGACCAGTCAAATGTCTGACCAAAAGAAAGGGTTGCATAAATCGCCGTATTCAGTGCCCCGGCAATCGTTTTACCAACATTTCCAAACAATCTCGGATTGATAAGACCATTGAGGAAATCTGCCAAGCCTTTGCCGAAGTTTTTTGCCTTGGAATAAATCTTATCCCAGTTGATAGACTCCATAGCTTTTGATAAGGCATCACTGATGTATTTTCCAAGTTGTTTCAGATTTTTAATATCACTTTCGTAATTTTTGAAAATGGTATCAGTCTTGACAAGTTTACCGCCACTGGCACCGCCTGATGTGCCACCGCCGCCGGAACCGCCCGAACCTTTTTTGCCAGAACCATCATTTGTGGTAATCAGCTTCAATTCATCAAACTGACGGACACCCTTATTCATCTTGTCGATGTTCTTTGCCGCCTGTCCGGTATTGTCAGCAACATCGCCTGCGCTCTCTGCCGCATCTGAAAAACTATCTGCAAGACCTGCACCGGAATCCTCATATTTCCATCCGAAGATTGCGCCTAAAGCGTTTGTAACCTTTGTGACAAAGCTGATAACAACCAGTAAAACAGAATTGAGTGCTTTTACGAATGGTTTAAAAGCATTGATTAATGCCCCACCAATAACACTGCCAAGCTGTTCAAACGACTGTTTTAAAATTCTGATCTGGTTCGCCCATGAATCAGCCGTACGTGCAAAATCGCCCTGCGCTGTCTGCGTATTGGCAAGGACGTACTGATACCGGAGCATTGTCTTTTCAGCCTGTGACATAGACGCAATATCAGAATCTAATCCCTGTTTCATCGCCCACTCTTTAAGGGTTGCCTGTGTAAGATCAAGACCGTAATCTCTTAATGGACGTGTCTGTCCGGTAAATATTGCAGCTAAATCCTGCGACACAACATCCTGATCTATGTTATACAGAGATGCCATATCAGCAGTTAATTTTGTTAAATTCAAAGACACATCAGCCATGGAATCAGACAAACCAATATAGCCATCTGTCTGTTTGTTCAAGAACTCATTGGCTTTCTTTATCAAACTGCTGTCAATTCCCATGGCTGTTCCCATTGCTTGGAATCGGCTTGCCGTCTGTTTCAGTGTCAGTTCTGACATACCGAACTGACGTATAGAGTCCTGTGCAAACTCATTGACTTTCTTTGACATGTCCCCAAAAGTAACATCAACAACGTTCTGAACCTCTGTTAATGCGGATGATATGTCGATTGCATTTTTTATTCCTCTTATCGCTCCGTACAGACCAAGATAAATCCCCATAGAGGACAAAATCTGTCTTGTGAATGACTTGAGTCCAATCAATGCTTTCCCTGTGGATGTCTTAAATCCAAGGAAAGAACCGGAAAGATTACTGATGCTGTTATTTAATCCAGTAATCGCACCGCCAGATCTGTTTGAAAGATTGCCAAGTGCCTGCGTCATCTGAATGATATTCGAAGATACATTTGGTGCTTTTGAAAGCGTCTCAAACAGGTATTTGAGGTTGTCAGCAAGCAAAGGTATATTAGTCACCGCGCGACCGCTTGCAACGCTTCCAAGCCTTGATATGGACGTTACAAGATTACTCATATTGGTCATATCAAAATTCAATGCACCTATCTTGTTCATCTGGCGTACAAAGTTTTGTAACTGCGCAGATAAAGCCGGCAGATTCTTTGTCGCCTGTGTAGATGCCTTGCCACCAATTTTCGACAGTGCCGACACCATGCTTGTGAGTCCGCTTGTATCAACAGCCTTAACACTTGCTATTCCAGATGCAAGATCTCTCACAGCAGAAGATATTCCGTGGATAGAATTTGCATCAACACCAGAAAATTTATTGAGTGCCCGCACCATTGATGTGATTTCCGAAGATTTACCACCTTTGAATCCGGTAGCCGCATCAGAAATGCTTCTGATTCCGCTTGCAATATTTGAAAGTTTTGCAGTGTCAAACGATATGCTTTCCCGGAGCCTATTCATGCTGTTTACAAGGCTTTCTATGGAATTACTTGCTTTTGCAGAGTCAGCTTTGATTTTTATTTGTAATTCATCAATGTCTGCCATATATGCACCAACTTTCTATGCAAAATAAAAAGACGGTAGGCTGTGACACCTTACCGTCCTTGATCTACTCTTTTAATTTTTCTCTTGTAACCGGTCCGCATTTCTTATCTACTGTAATTCCGACTTTTTTCTGGAATGTTCCAATACCTGTCGCCGTATCATTTCCAAGAATACCGTCCACATTACTGTTTCCCTTTTTATCTTTTTCATCCAGGCATCCGTGATAAATAAGCTCCGTCTGAAGCCATCTCACATCATCCCCTCTCATGCAAGGGAATTTTTTCTTTAAAATCCTTGCAGGTTCCGGGTATGGGTTTAAATGATCTTTTACATTTTTTCTAGGGTTTCCGCTTGTCACAATCGCTGTATGACCTTTTGTTTTTGTGACAATAACATCTCCGTTGTAAAGAACCATTCCTGCCGCATAACCTCCAATGTCATCAAACATGCCACTAGAAAGAAGTACAGATTTTTCATTTGCTGTGGTGAAATTTCCAACATCTTTTCCAGTTGCATGAATAATGCATGCACGTACCGTTGTGCCGCAATCTGCTTCTGTTTTTACTTTTGAATTAATACCATATTTGACAATTCCAAGCCGGTGTCCCTGACAGTAGCCAATATTATCATTATTGCACGCTGTAATCATTGATTCTGCCAGTTTATCCGCCATATCTTTTGTTTTTGGCCTTAACACATACCATCCTTTTTTATGAACATAAAAGTTTTGCATACTTACTTCTGTTCCTGTCTGATCTCCCGGTCTCCCACCGGTCAATTTCCCATTTTCATCATGTCTTGCAGATCCAATTCTAATTGACATATTTATACCTCCAAGTTCTTTTCTGGTTTTGGATGGCTCAACTCATAGTTTGACTGCATAATTTTGAGCTTTGCCACAAATAGCTCTCTCTGTTTCTTAATTTCTTCTTCCGTCATTTCCGAATCATATTTTCCTTGCTGTTCATTGATTGGTTTTTCAATATACTTTGATTTTGCTTTCCGACCGGCAAGGCAATGTTCTACTGCCACCGATACCGCAGACAATCCATATGTTCCAAACCACATCCACATCTCATTGTCTCTTTGCTTTTTATCTAAGTTGTAAGCATCTGCATAAGTCTGTAAATCAGCCGGGCAGGACGCGTCTATATCATGCACGGTAAATCCATACCCTTTAGTGACTAAAAGCCAGAATGGGCGGATTTCCGCGCAATACGTTTCCCATGTAAGTTCTCTCTGTTCTTCTACTTTTTCCTCGGAGTTTTCTTCTCCGCTTCTTTCTGCTCTACTTTGAGCAGTTTTGATAAAAAACCGTTTTCAAGTAACTCTGCTGCAAGTGCATTGTAAAGTGCCTGAACATCTGCATCTTCTCCGTCAAAGTAGTCATCAAGCATGGCATATACTTTTCCAAGCTGCTGTTCCTTTTCTCCCTCATTTTCCGGGTTGTATCCAAGTTCCTCTTTGTGAAACTTCTGCGCTCCAACAAGAATTAACTCTGGCAGAAATAAAAGGATTTCGTCAACCGCTTCAATATCTTCCATCTGGTCTAATTTTGCTACTTTCTTGATAATTCCGCTTTTCACGGTTGCTTCATATCCAAACTTGATCTGTAATTCTTTCTCGCCAAATTTTAATTTTGTCATATTCTTTCCCTTTCTCCCTCTCATATAGGGAAAGGGCAGTCCGAAGACCGCCCTGTTCTTTTAAATTGTTTCTTCAAGCTCTGGCTCGGTTGTCTGGTTATCGTCAGCCGATCCAACCGAACTATTCGACTGACGTGTTATTCCCCCGGTGTAAAAGCTACAGCGGTGTCCATGCCCTTGTATTCTTCAATTGTAAGATTCATTTCAACCGTCAAAAGTTCGTTCTGACCAATCTCCGGCTGTGGTATCTGCTCCGGTGGCTGCGCAACCACAAAAAATGCGTCGGTAAATCCAGGGATAATAGTTTCAAACCACATTCTTTTCCCGTCGGAAAGCGCCTTATACGCCGTGATAAGTGCTTCCCACTCTTCCTTTGTGGCATCTGTAAGGTTTACCGTGATAGGGAAAGAGCCACCGGTATCTGCGCGCCCCTTTACATATCTGGTAATAGCATCTTCTAATGCAGATGCGTCAATCTGTTCCGGCTCAATGTTGATACCGCCGATTGCGTTAATTCTTGTAAGCTGTTTAAACGATGTAGGCTTTGTTCCGGCTGTGGTTTCTGTTCCATAGCCAAACGTAATGCCTAACGTAGACAATCCTGCTTCTGCCATTTTTACCTCTCTTTCTACCGCCAAATAATGCGGTTATCGGGCGCATCTTTTTGCACCCGGTGCATAAAAAATAGAGCCTTTCGGCTCTTTTACATCAATCTGTCGTTGGCTCCGATTATCCGCCTGAACCTTGCAACGCTTCTAAATTTTTTCTCACTGTCATTTTTAAACTCCGGCATTGCTGTGATTTGAAATCGCATCTGTTTAAAGGCATCAGCTAAAATAGCCATAATCCCTTTTGCATCGCTCTGCTTTGTGTTTGTAATGACGTCAACCTGTATTGTTTCCTGCAACGCATTTACGGATGTGCCCTCTAAATCTGCCCCACGTTCAAGCCCCGGCATCTCATGTATGTAAATAGTCGGAAAAACAGGGTCTTTATCAAGGTTCTTTTCAACCGTTGTAAATGCAGTGTCAAAATTCATGCTTTTGTATTTTTTCTGAAGTTTTGGTTTGGCTATCGTTACAACATTGGAAAAAATGTTTGTTTCAAGGTCAAATACCCACTGGTTTCCTGCCATTATTTAACCACCTCATATGTTTTCTTGAAAACATCCGGCTTGCATGGATATAATTCTCCGCTTACACCGCGGATAATATAATCTCCAACAGTAACATGATGATTCCCTTCAAGCGTCTTAATGTAAAGTTCGCACGGCGGTGCATCTTCTGAAATCGGATTCTGGTAAAACAAAACACCTTTTTCAAATGCTTCTGATGCCCATTTCGGCACGTACCAATTACCGCTTTTGTCCTTTAAATCACCGTCATACTGAAATGCTTCAATTACTACCGGTTTTTTCCTGTACTTCATTATCCAAATACCTCCTTCGCTGTCTGTGTTACAATTTGCCGCAACTCATTTGCGGTCAGATACATAAATGGTCGGCTTGGCATTCCCTCTGTAAACCACCAATCGCCATTGTCGTCCTGATAAAACCATCCATATCTTCCATCTGAAATCTGATGGATAGTTTTTCCACTTGCATACTGCCACGAAACACCTTCCGGCAGTTTCCCAGGATAAGGACTTTTCTGTCCCACAATTCCGGTTCCAAACTCAACAAATGCGGCATGGTCTGTACCGGCTATTACCGCCCATATCCCGCCGCCCTTAGTGCTTCCTTCATATTCCGCGTGAACACTTGAAATCAGTTCCGATGTAAATATTGCGTCAAGGTCAGCAATTTGCACTCTGGCAATCTCTACGCCCTTTTCCGCGAGTTTTTCTGCCAATAGTTGACATTTATATGTCAAGCTGTTTTGATAGGCTCTAAGCTCTCGTATGGAGTTCTGAACAGACTTTTCAGACAGGCTCATTGTGATTACTTTCTTTCCCATTCAGCACCTACTTCACATTTTTTTGCAATAAGAACAAATCAACCGTCAATCCTTCGTCTGCGACACCTTTTACGATGTAATCAGCCGAATTTTCATCAACGATTGTATTCTCTTCATCTTTGTACCTTACATCTGACCGTTTCCATACCAAAGAGCCAACGCTCAATGGAAGTTTCCCTTTGTCCTCGACAATCTGAACAAAGTTTGTGGAATTGTCAACGCCAAACTCTTTTATAAGTGCTTCACTCAACTTATTGCTGATTGAAGAATAAAAAACCACAGGCTTCTCATAACCTGTGGTATACTCTCCGGTTGTTTTTGGTATTTTGTTTCCGTCATCGTCAAGGTAATAAATTACATTTCCATCTGAATCAGTATATGAAGAATATTCGATGTTTCCATCCTCGTCCGTCACATACACCGGAACCTTTCCGCTCTGTAGCGAATAACTCATTTTTTGCTTATTCAATTCAAGCATTTCATTTCACATCCTTGCCAAACCGTTTCCACAGTTCAGACAATTTTTCCCAGCCATACATTGCAACAAAAGCAACAATAAATCCTGCAATAATAGCCGCCAAAATCATGTACCATAAAATTGTCATCTGAATATACTGCATATATGCCACAAATGCAGCTACAGTAATTCCAATGGAAAGTACAAACACAAGAATGTCTGTCGGCACCTTAGAAAACGCTCCTACGCCCTTGATAACCTGTGTTATTACAGATACAACAAAAGCAAGTGCCCCAATGATTGCCAAGATGATTGTCATATTGGCAATAACGCTCTGTAAAATGTCCATGATTACACCTCCTTTTCATCATTAAGACGGGTTTCTATCCCGTCAATTCTGTGATGCGCCGATTTCACACTTTCTTCAACCTTTATAATTCTGTTGTCGTGAGAATTTATTTCTTTTCTCATCTCCGAAACTTCATTCTTGATCTCGGTTGTGTTGTTTGAAATGGCATCCAACTTCATGTTAATGCGTGTGTTCTCCCGCACGCGCTCTTCAAGATCCGTGTTGTCTGTCCTTTTGTTGCTCTTCAAGCCCATAAAGACGGAAAAACCAAGCGACAGCACGCTTATAATGATTGCTGTTGATATCTCAATCGTCAAATCATATACCGCCTTTCATTTTTATGGCACACCGCCCACCACCGCTCAATGTGTGCCGCCTGCTACGTTTTGTCGACGTCGACAAAACGTAACGCACAATCTTCTAAAAAAACTGATAATTGCTTTGCAAAAAAAACAGATTCCTTTTCTACTCATGTCAGATAGGTCGCAAAGGTTTTGCAAACGTGGATACCCCTACGAACAAGCTTTCCCTGTCTTTCCAGCTACGGCTTACGTTGTTTTCTGAATAACTTTCCATATAGGATTCTCCTGCCTGTGAATGGTCGTACACGGCTAAATTGACGATTACATCCTCAAGCTGTTTTAAATCCTCGGATATTTTTTCATCCGTGTAGCTTTCCGGGTAATTCCGCTCGCGTACCACTTCATTTCTTGCCTGCTTGATAAGCTGTTCAATGTAAGGGTTATCTTCTTTCTGGTCGAACACGACAACATCAGAAGTAACACCATCTTCATCCGTAACGGTTTCAATATGAAATTGTTTCAGTCTGATTTTGACTTGTTCTAATGTGGTGTATTCTGCCATAGCTAAAACCCTTTCTAAAGCTCTACATTTTCCATTACTGCTCTTGCTTCAAGAACTGCAATATAATCTGTCATTGCTTTAATCTGCATATTATATGTACTTCTAGGGCAAGTTGGAGTAAAGGTAAGTTTATCGTTATCCCACTTATCAAGCATATTTTTTAGTTTCTTATAGCGAATAACTACTTGCTGATACTCTGCTTTAAATCTTTCTTTGTAGTCCGTGCTGTTCATCATTTCCACGGTGTCTTTTAATTCCATAACTATCTCCTATAATCCTAATTTCTCAATTAACAGCTTCTTTAATTCTGCTCCTGTAAGTTCTTCTGCGTTGTCTATACCTTGTTCTGTGGCAAATGCCTGTAAATCAGCAGTGCTCATTCTGTTAATCTCTGTCTTGGTGTACCCGCCGGAAGATTTTTCTCCCGGAACAATGTCCGGGATTTCATCTCCTGCCTTGTACCATCTTCCATTGCGCTTTACCGTGTATTCAGCAATCATACCGCACCTCCTACGCAACTTTCATGACAACAACGCTGTCCATGCCCTCAAAAGTAGGCAATCCGATCATTGACACAACGCAATGAGTGTTGATCGGATGATTTGTTGCGTATGTATATACCGAAATGCCGGTTTCTACAATAGAAAGGTTTCCGTCTGTTAAACTTCCGCTTCTCTCTTCCGGTGTCTTTCCAAATACATAATCTCCAAGGTACACACCGGATGCCTGTGCGGAAATAACTCCTGTAGGAATAAAATATTTGGTAGCGCCGTCTGCAGGGTCGATGTAAAGTTTGTCGTAAACTTCAATTTCGATGCCGTATCCTCTAAGATACTCTGTAACCTGCCCCTGCTGTAAGCGAATACCGCCATTGTAAGCAGTAATTCCAAGCACCTGTTTCTTTGTATCCTCCGCCTTAAGAACCATCTCCCATGTTTCTGTATTCATGCTAAAACGTGCAAGGGAATATCCGGTTTTCTTTGCAAACTCACGTTTAATCTCGATAAGGTCGTCAAGTGGCGTTGCCGTTTCGGGTGCAGACCATTTATCGGTATCGCTTCCGGAGATATCCTTGTAATGATCTCTCTTGTGCGACACTCCATTGTCCGAAGTATAATCCACATAGTAGCTCTTTCCGCCAATTGTTACCTGTACTCTTGGAATACCATCAGATGGTGCTAATAACTGCCAAATCTGGCGTTCCGGCACTACTCTTGCCCCATCAATAAGCATCATCGGTTTTTTGCTGATTTCTCTAAGCACCTGGTTTGCCATGTTGGAATTTTCTGCCGACTGGTAATTTGCATACTCCTGCTCTTCACGCTCTGTTACCATGTAAGATTCACGGTAGAAAGGCATCTCGTTCTGAATGTCCGAAAATCCACCAACGTCTCTTAACTCTGCCTGCGCATCAAAATTGGATGCCTTTAAGGATACTGGAAGACCGTTTTTCCCTTTGATAAATCTAAGCTCAAGGCTGTCCTGTTTTCTGGTTCCAAATTTCTGTCTACCTAAGTAAGGCGCAGAACCAAGCGTTTTTTCATAATTATTCCACATAACCCCAAGGCTTCTTGCGGTAAATGCTTCTGCTAATGGTAATGCCATTCTCTAATACCTCCATTTCTTAATCAAAAAAAGTGACACGCGGTGTTGCTGCTTTTGCAGTTGCTTCCACGGTCACTCCGTTCGCTATTACCTTTGCGCTGTCAATAGAACCCTGATATACATAAGTTCCAGGCGCATCTCCCATTGTTACGTCAACATCTTCCAGAAGATACCCTTTGCAAGATTCGTCATTGCTTGGAAAAGGTGTCCCAGCCTTTGCAATCTTCTTTCCGTTTGCATCGGCACTTGACACCATTGTCTGCGGAACGATGCACGCCGCACCCTCATAAGGAAAGAATTTTAAAATTCCTTTACTCTGTGTAAAGTCTCTTTCAATCGGTTTTCCCATAATTTACCTCCTATAAAACATAATGGTCTTTGGCTTCTACATTTTTTGCCGGTTCGCCAAAGCTGATACTTTCGGCATTTTCAACATCTGCCGTTTTTTTATTCTCTCCACCTGCAGTACCGCCGCCCGGATTTTCAGTATTATTTGCAATCTCCTGTTCCTTTGCCTGCGCTGCTGCGGTTTCCTTTTCGGATGTAATCTTTCCAAGAGCGTCATAATCAAGGCTTCCATCATCTTTGACGACCGTTTTTGCCTGCGCTGCATTGATTTTTAACTTTTCCATCAATGCTTCGCGCTGATCTCTGATGGCGTTTTTTTTCTGCATATCTGCAATCTGCTGATTTGCTGTCTCTAACGCCTTGTTTGCTTTTTCAAGTTCCGTGAGGTTTCCTGCTTCCATTTCATCCAGCTTTTTCTGCAACTCATCTGCGCTGTCTGCCTTTGCCTTAAGATCTGCTGCTTTTGCCTGTTCTCTCTGTACGGCACTGCCGTAATCAGCAATGATTTTCTCAACATTTTCCTCACTGATACCCATTGCAATTAACTCTTCTCTTTTCATTGATTACCTCCGATATGTCTTTACGAATTTTTGCGGTGCAACGACACCGAATGACACTGTTGTTTTTTACGCTCACAACTTTGCGAATTTTTATAAAATAAAAACAGCCGCCGATTACTCGGTAGCTGTCTTATTTTGCTGTTTATTTAATTGATTTACAATTTCCTGTGCTTTTTGTTCCTGCTCTTCTGCATTATCAATGGTTTTCCATAAAGCATCCATGTATGGCTTAGACTGCAAAAATGTTTTTTCCGAATCGCCCCAGAGTCCGACCGTTTTAATTGCAATAAGAGGATGTATGCCGCACTCTAAAAGCTGATATAGTGTTTGCGACTTTGTATACATATTGTCCTGCGGGCTGTGATTGATTTGCACATCAAAATCCCTTATTGACAATTTCAAATCATTGTCCTTAACGCGTATTACATTTAAGACAACTTTTGCAAGTCTTTTCTCCGCCGATTTCACGATTGGGTCTTTTAATTTTGCTCTTGTCTTTGAAAAATCCCAACCATTTCTCAACTCTACTGCGCCCTGTGTATCTCCGCCAGTGTTCCCCTGTTTGTTTGGTATAGCAAGAATTGATAAGGCATTGTCCCAAAGATCATCTTTTGCCACTTGGCACTGACTCTGGTTAAGTTCCTGCGTCATGATTTCAACATCGGCTTTGTTATCCTTGTTATTGGACTTTACCGTCAAAGCATGGCTCATTTTCATCTCTTCAAACGTTTTTTGGTCGATTTCACAGTTCACAAACTTAACCCAGTACTGAACAAACTGCTCAATTCCATCCATTCTGTTTGACTGCATATTGTTTATGGCATCCAAAATACCTATGACAAGCTCAATATCAGAAATTCTCTCATGATTATTTGGAAACTCAACAATAGGTATACTTCCAAATGCATGCAATTTCCATTCAGAAACTACTCCGTTTTGAAGTTTACATGAATAGTTGTCCGTATAGCACAGTTTGTACCATCTTCCATCTTCGTCTTTAAGCTCCTGTACGGCAATCACCGGTTCTTCCGTACTCCGATTATAAATAACACAAGTATTCATCGGAGTAGGGGCAACAATTTGAAATGGTATTTCTCCATTTGAAAATCTCACAGCCTTAAAAGATGTTCCGGTTGCTGACTGCCATTCACCAGCTTTAATGTCTTTTTCCTGCTTATTTGCGTCTACAAGATAGTCGTTCAGCGCATCCACTGCCTTGTTAATCGTATCATCATCTTTTCGACTGATAAACTGGATTGGCTCGCCGTATGTCTGCCCTACTTTGAACTGAACAATCTCATACGCATGATTTTCTACTATTTTGTTTGTAATATCAGCATTTTGTACCTTTAATCGGTATAAAATCGGCTGATCTCCTTTGTAATACCGCCATAGGTATTCTATGATGGTTTTGTTGTAATAATAATTACCTATGCAGTCTCCAACCACCTTGACAATATTGTCTGCTGTGATGGTTTCAACATCAGTATATAAAATTTTTCGCCCATAACAGCCCTTAACAAGATCTTGGAGAGATTTATTATTCATAATTGGCTCCTAAATAAACGTCATCCCACTGGATGTTGACCGGATTGGAAGAGATTTTAATTCTGTTTTTCCATTCTCCGGATAAAAAACAACTTTCTTGTGGCATTTTCTGCACTCAACAGAAATTTGCATTGTTGAACGCCCATCGTGTGTGGCAACTTTTCTCCCGCAACGCGGGCAATATATTGTTTTTGGTGTATATACCATAAAGTCCTCTTTTCTTTGAAAAAGAAAAAGCACCGGAGATTCCTCTTCGATGCTCTTCCAATGGGGGATGGTAAAGTGTTCAACTATTTGTTGACTTCTTCGATTATAACTATATCAGAAAAAAAACGGACATATCGGACAACTTTACTCTTTCATAAATCTATCAAACGCTTTTCTCACGCTGTCTTCTGTGTTATTGCCTCCTATTTGGTCGGCAACCTTATTCCAAGATTGATTTTCTAAAAATCTAAGGTTAATTATTCTTCTAATTCTGCTATCATCAACGCTTGCAATAAATTCTTCAACCTCATTGGTTTTTTCCAGCAAATCATCTTCAAGCAACTGCAACGTGGCTTTTCTAGCATAAAGAAGTGTTTTCTTTCTGCTGTACTCTGGAAAAGGTATACCCTCAATCTTAAAATGCTGTTTACCGCCATCGCCGCCGCTAACAGAATCTATAACCATTTCTCCGGCTTCGATTTTACTTATATCTTTTTCAAGCCGTTCTATCTTTAATCTTACTTCTTTCACCTCTTCTTGCAGGTCTGAATATTGTGATAAAACTTCCTTTGTTACCATAAGATATTAATACCTCCTGAATGGGTTTTGCGCTGCTTCAACTCTTGCTATTCTTTTATTGCCATAAATCATGTCACATAATTGTGCCGTAGAGTCTATCCCGTCATCATGCTTCATTTTCCCTTCAAAAGTAGCAGACAAAATATTTTGAAAATACTTTCTGTACTCTTTTGTTTGATATTTCATGTCCACAAAATGAAGTTTTCGTATGTCTGGAGCATGATTTTTGATTCTATCCATTTTTGCAGTCTGATTGTCTGCCGGATCATGACTTGTGTTAATAGGGTATCCGTCTTTTTCCCATATTTTTTCACAGTCTGTGCGGTATGCTGATGTTGTCTTTGTTTCCTCAAAATGGACTTCTGCTGTCTTATTATTAAATTTATCTAAATGTCTTTCCATTCGTGAAGTAACTTCCGGTATGGTAATTTCCTTATCACCGTCATTGTAGACAACATCAGTAATATAATGTTCTCCGTCAATCTCATAGCAGATAGGCATTGATACAAAATCACCGCCACCATAAGCAGGGTCATTAGCTGCAAATATCCTATCAGGTCTTATTCCTTCAAGTTCTGCCGGATTAAAGAAATTCATAATATCGACATTGAACATCTGACCCTTTCTTTCAATAGGCTCCTGTTGATACTGTGCAAACCATGAGGCCATATCGTCATTGTTTTCAAAAGATGCCATACGTCTTTTGTAATCAAGAGTTGTATATCCCAAATGATACGGATAATCAAAATTGCTTTCTCCGTTTTCATTTAGGGCAGGAATAATAACCTCTCTGTGCCGTATGCCTTTGTATTCAGGATCATTTTGTAATAGGTCTAAACGTCTACCTTGAACGTCCTTTTTCGCCCAACGTGTTCCTATCCCCAACAATTTAGCCTTTCCAGGCTTAATTCTCGGCATAAAGTTGTTGTCGAATTTTCCCCATACAGTATTTTGCCTGTCTTCACTCAATGCTTCATCAATACCGCTGAATAAGTCATCATAAACTCCAAGCCCGTCACAGTCACAAGCACCATTCAATGTTCCGTAAATGCTTCGCATTGTAAATGTTGGGTATGTTTTTTTACGTATAAGGTCTACTGTCAAATCTTTTCCGTCAGTAACCAACTTTTTCTCTACTATATTTGGATATATTTCAGCATACGTGTATGTCGGGTCCGTAATCATTTCTATGATACCGTCATAGTAACCACCAGTAATTTTGTCTGAATATGCCGAATACAGATTAGATCGCTCTGGCCTGTTAGAACCAAACCACAGATTTCCCATTTTGACTATTTGTGTCTTGCCGATTCGTCCAGGGCAAAATACCATTCCTTCGTCCAGCACATCATCGTACAGATCTTGAATAAGCTGTGCTACCTGCCGTAATGGATTTATTCTCGGCTGATAAAATCTCTCTTCTACCGGTCTATTCTTTTCCATGTATAGCATGAAACTTTCAAATCGGTAATGTGCTTCAATCAGAAGAATTTTGTAATAGTCATCAACAAGGGTGTATTTTTCTTCATGTTGTTGGCTGTATTTTTCAAGGTCAAGTATTCTACCGCCTGTCCTACCCATGCAAAAACGCTCTACAATGCCCTTAGAACGACTTGTAAGTTGTAATCCATACTGAATATCCTTTTCTGTATTTATTGCCACTCCTGCCGCTTCTATGTACGCGTCAATGACCTGTTCATCTATTCCATGTGTATTTATGTAATTTTCATATCCATTTACTGTGGAAATTAGGCTTGAACTTGCCAAAAGAAAAGCACCTCCGCAAAAAAGCAGAAGTGCCTTAAGACCTCTGCCAATAATTTTTGTTGGTTAGCGACTAACTCCGTTTGTTAGCCGGTAATAATTTTTAAATTCTTGCTGTACAGTGTTCTGCCTCAAATTCCTTGTTTTCTCCGTTATAAATTGTGACTCCATTCTTGTCCGTCTTGTATCTATCAAACACACATACAGTATTTATGCCATTTCCAACACAGTCTGCATGAAAGTCTATGTTGTATACCTTTTTTTGCCATTTTCCGTTAGCATAAATCTTTGTGTAACCGCCTTTTCTTGTTTTAATGATTATTTTACTTCTTGTTTTCTTCATTTATTTACAACACCTTTCTTGAAATTTCGGCACATTCTTTTCTTTTATCGTCATTGGTGCATTCTCTGTCTGTGTTATATCGGCAAAATGTCAGGTTGCATTTTTTATTATTAGGTTCGATAGGCTCTTGTTTATAAAAACATTCATAAAATTTTTTCCTGTCTGCCTCGTTATTTGCCACAATAACAAGTTCATCTTCTAAATTGGAGCAATCTATAGGCTCGCCGTTTCTACCGCCTATTTCGCGCGATTTTGCTTCTCTAAGTGCTTCACGCTCTATTGATTCAATTACTTCTGCCATGCTCATTTTTCAATACTCCTATCAAATCATGCATTTGAATCAGTAGTTTTTAAATATTCAACGAACTGTGCCCAATCCTGTTCGCATGTTAAATCGCCAACAGGATTTTGAACATAGTATTCTTGGAAATATTCCCTGGCCTTTTCTTTTTCATCTTCGGAATATGAATCCCATTTAGAAACTCCAGATTTCTTTTTGAAAAATTCACATTCATGTTCACTGTCAGCAAATCCAGCACCAGGAATCCATTTTTCCGGATGGTTGCACATTTCAGCCATCCCTACAACTTCGTTTCTATCAAATCCAAGGTAAGCACAATCATAACACGTCATTCTTCCACCAACTTTCTGCCACACATAGGGCAAAATGAAATCTGCATCGCCATTTCTACATTCATTTCTTTATTGCAGCATTGAGAATGTGGCGGGCATTTATCGACGCTACATTGAAGCACATACATATATCCTATTTTTTTAATTCTAAATTCGCCGTATGCCGTTTTACATACATCTTTCCCTTTGCAAAAATCACACATGCTTGCACCTCGCCCAAAGTCCTCCGATATAATGGCTTCCCGTATCTTCAAGGTTTCTGCAATCTATGACTTTCCCCTCGTCAATACACTCTTGCAAGTATTCGCATTTATCGCATTTCGTATCTTTCTCAATGCGCGGTGTAGGATCTGCTTTTTGCTTTTTCTTGAATATTTTTTTAATAATTTTCCATAATCTCATTTCCGCACCTCAATCAAAGTATCAATCAACTCTGTAAATTCCTTTTCTGTCTTTTCTTTTGGAGTTTTTCTAAATCTTGTGGAAACATACTCCAAAATAGCTTTTATCTTCAAACATTCTTCAGGGCTTGGAATAAAGTCTTTCGGACGTGCAGTTTCTTTGCAGATATAGTCTGTATTTTCCATGCCAAGACAAGATAAACGGCCGGAATATATAGGTAATGCACTGCATTTGAATAATTCAGCCTTAATCACTAAATGTTCTTTGTCGTATTCAAAATTCTTATCATGTGCCTTTAATTTTTCTTCGATTCCATCAAGGAACTCAACGCATTGCTTTGTTGAATAGCCAACATAAACAAATTCAAAATACATACTCACACCCCATTTTGCGTAAAAAATACCAACCATCGAATATCGGCACAAGGAATCGAACCTTGTCATACCAAACCATGCCAACCGCTTTCAAATCTGCAATTTCTATTCACGGAAGTGTTTTATGTTACCAATGATACCGCTTACCATCCATACATCTTCCATCGACCTGAACTATTGCAGTAGTGCCAGACTAAGTGAAGATAAGGAATTGATGTGGTGTGGATTTGCACCACACAGGAGTGTACAATCTGGTCATCTATGTTGTCGGTTTCAACCAATTCTCTACGACAATTCCGTTTACCTATTCCGTCACACATCAACACCCAAGGCATACCTAGGATTTTCGCTCGGGCAAGAGCGCAGATACAAGGACTCGAACCTTGACAACGATTTTACTCGTTGGAGAGATTAGCGATCTCCTGTGATACCATTACACCATATCTGCATAGCTGAGTAGTTTCCGTTTTTTACTTGCTCCACACTGCCCCAAGTGCAAGTTTCTTTTAGTCAGCGGTTGGCGCCATCTTTTGAATGGCAACCGCTCAATCCAGTTTCCTGTGCTAAGTTTAACCGGTATATTGATTAGCACCTGTATTTCTGTAACAAACACACTAGGGGCGTACTGGCAACAACACCCATCGGAAAGGTGGGATTCGAACCCACGCGCACAGTCCCAAGCATTTCAGCTCGCTACCATCCCTTGTTGCTGTGCTTTGCCACAACCTTATAGCCTATCGGTCACTTTCCGAAACCGCCATCAGACGGTTAGCAATCATATTTTTCGTGCCATGCGTTGCACTATCCTGTGTGATATCACAGGAAATAGGCTGGTGAAGATTTGCACCTCACATGAGCCGTGCACTGCTCGCATTGGAGGGAATCGAACCCATAGGGTTCCAACCATAAGTTTTTAATCTTCGCCCTGTCTACTGCCCATCTGCGTGTCTACCCATTCCACCACCACCTAATTGTATTTTTGACAGCTCAGGCACCGTGGGATAGATGCCCGAACTATCAATAGACTGCTGCATGGATCGCTCTTCAACGAAATAACAAGTAGGGTTCCCACTTAACCATACAGGCTTACACAGCCGCGCTTCGCGGCAAATACCACCGGACGGTCTCGCACCGCCCTTAACAGAATCGTCCTAGTGGCGAAAGGATGTGTCATGAAAAACACCAAGAAGGAGAATTTACGGAATGGTTCGTTAAACCCATTCCTCCATCGGAACGGCAGGAATCGGACCTGCGACCGCTCGGATATAAGCCGAGTGCTCTGCCAACTGAGCTACGTTCCGTCACAGCGCGCATAGCGCGCCGTTTATGATAGTATTTTTGATCTTTTTATTTTGCCGACGTCCACTAACACCGAATAATTGCTTACGCCGAGTTTTTTCTTGCAAAAACCGAATGCCAGTGGACTTAAGCTATACTGGATGCTCCGACTTCTCACTCTGGTGCTCTGCGTCGCTATCCAGATTGAGTAAATCTCCGGTGCTGTCCGGTTCCTTTGATTTTGTTATATGTATTCTTTCCTCTGCACAAATGATAGGCAGCTGAAAGAAAATACCAAATATTGGACTATAAAACATTCTGTTACCTCCACATCAGAAACATGTTCAGCAACAGCAACATCACAAGTACCCATAATGCAATTGCTGTTTCTTTGTCTTTGGATTCTCTGCCAGATACAAATAGTATCAGCATAAAAATAACATCCAGCGTCGATATAATCGTTTTAATAATTACCATGGTTGTTTTCCTCCCACAAGTTTCTTTAGCAGGATTCGAACCTGCGAATACTGGAATCAAAATCCAGTGCCTTACCGCTTGGCGATAGCGCTATATTAACACTACTTTTCCGGCATGTAATAGACCATGTTATCAAATACAGTTATTCCCATACAAGGATCATTCATCTCAACGCATCTGATCGATATGTTTTTAGATACTGCAAACATTTCGGCCACCTGTTGTTTATCCATGTTTGTGCTAATAACTTGAAAAGCCGAAAATGCCTTGTGCATATCAGAGAATACTTCTTTTTCTCTACCTAAATTTGCATACGTCCCAATGGTAAACGTTTTTCCATCAACCATAGCAGTTATCATTCCATGATTTGCTGTGAATACCGCTCGGTCAAAATCAAGAGAAACGTCTTTGCTTTGTGATACTACTCTCATACTTTTCCATCCAATCTCTTTTTGTTTTTGAGGATATTTAAAGGACTTAGTAGTGCTGATTTTCTCAACCTATCAAACCCCCTCCCCCTCCATGCAGAATCATGCTTTGAACATTGATAAATTGTTTGAATTGTTCGTTCAATTCCATTCGTATTTTACAACTATTCGCAAAACCCTTGTTTTGCGTAATGCATCAACGATTTAATGCGCCTTAAGACCATTAAACACTGGGCTTTAAATTGTTTGAATTGTCTATCACGATTTCACCATTATCCGGGCTTGAATTGTCAAAGTTGTCCGGCAATCTCGCACAATTCCCGCTTCCCAGTTTTGGAAGCTCCGAAGCTGTCAACGCTCTTACTCTGGATCCCTGGTCTCTTACGCCCGGCATATTAAAGCCGCAGTACTTATTCAGTGACGGCATGTAATTCATTGGGTTTCCTTTGCCGGAAACTTGTAAACCTACCAAACTTTCCTCACGCATTTCGTCAAGTTTTTTGCAAATGTCGGAACCTGAAGAGCCTAGCTGCACGCCATTAACCCACCCATTTAACGTATCTCTATGTATTCCGGTAAAGAATGTAAACCCAACAATATTCACTACTTTCTCGTAGTCATTACACAGGTCTATATATATATCTAATACCTCGTTAACCTTATCTGTATCATAGGCATTATTAATATTATTATCATCCTTTAAGTACTTTGGATTAACTTTAAACACATGTTCATAAATATATTTACAGCAGTTATACCATCTATTCTGCGATATTTTGCATAAATCCTCTATATTCCTCTCTTCCATCCAGAGATTTATATACATGTCAATGTCATCTTTAAAAACATCAACTGTATTATTTACTTCCTGCATTTCAACTGCTGACATGTTATATATCTCCTCTCTCCAGTACTGGAATACTTAAAATAAAAAATGCAACTGATACAATCAGATCACAATGATCTGATTGTACCGGCTGCATGAAGTCCGTTTTTTTCGGGACCTCGACGGATCAGCTCCGCCCGTTGCCCGAATGCTTTTTAATTTAATAAAACAATATCATTCTATCATTTTCTTGTCAAGATATATTTTAAAATTAAATTTTAAGCCTGTA